CGACAGCGCGGGCAACGTGTGCGTGAACATCAAGGCGGGCGCTGCTGCAGGCGGCACCTCGATCGTCGATGCGGCAGTCTTCACTCGCAGCTCCACGGTCGAGACTCCGGTGGGCGGCGTCGCCCAGGTCTCCGGCTCCCCCGTCGCGCTCACCTCAGGCCATGCCTCGGTCATCGCGATCGACACCGTCGATAACGGTGTGTGGTCCCACATTACCAACGGCATCACCTCGGGCACCGCGGGCGTGCCCAGCACCCAGGTGGTCAGTGTCCAAGGTGTGGCCAGCGCCACCCCAGTGATCTCGCAGCTCGTGGGCCAAGCCAGCGGCGGCAACAGCACCAGCTATGCCGTGCAGCCGGCCACGGTGGCCTTCCAGACCCCCAAGGGCTCGGCGGGCACGGTCTACGGTATCTTTGCGTGGTCGATCGCCTCCGGCATCACATGGCTCAAGCTCTTCGATGCCGCCGCCCCCACGCTCGGTACCACCGCCTGCAACTACCAGTTCCCCGTCCCCGGCGCCACTTCGCCGGCGGTCGGGTTCAGCGGCTTTGTCTTCCCCACCGGCATCGCCTTCGCCAACGCCATCAAGTACTACGTCTCAGGAGCAATCGGGGCCAACGACACCACAGCCATCACCGCCAGCACGGTCCTCGTGTGGGTCGTCTACGTCTGATCCATGAGTAACTTTCTTGTCCTGACCGCGCCGACTCAGCAGCCGAGCGGCAACCTTGCGATCACCACCGGCCCGCTCGCCGGGGCGGTCGTCGGGACCAGCTACACCCAGACCATGGCGGGCTCGGGCGGCAGCGGCAACTACGGTTGGGACATCATCTCGTGCGCGCCCTGGTCGCAGCTGTGGGTGCAGATGATCGGCAACCAGCTGCAGGGCATCCCGCAGGACGTCGAGACCGAGTCGATCATCATCGAGCTGACCGACCTGTCCAACGGCAACGTGGTCCAGCAAGCCTACTCGCTGCCCGTGACGGTGAGCGGCTCGCTCGCCTGGGTGACTCCTGCCAGCCTGACGTTCGCCAACGTCGGCGGCATCTATGCTGTGCAGCTTCTGGCCCAGGGCGGCGCACCCCCCTACACCTTCAGCTGCGGCAATCAGGCTCAGCCCTGGGCTGTGAGCTGGAATGGCTGGCTGTACGGCGCCCCGACCAGCGCTGCGGGCAGCCCCTTCACCTTCACGGTGGTGTGCACCGATTCGGCCGGCACGCAGATCAGCCGCAACTTCACCGTGTCGGTCAACGCGGGCCTGCAGCTCGGCGCTATCGATCCGGTGCTGGGCACACTCAACCTGCCCCCTGCGATCGCCGGCCAGCTCTATCAGGTCCCGCTCTATCCCTACGGGGAGCCCGGCCCCTACACCTACAGCATCCAGAGCGGCGCGCTTCCCGCGGGCCTCTCGCTGGATACGAGCACAGGGATAATCAGCGGCACGCCCACCTACAGCGGCAACCCGACCTGCACAGTCAAGGTCCAATGCGCCGGCTTCACGGCCACCGCGCCCATTCAGATGAACGTGCGCTCGGCGACCAACGTCAGTCGCCCGGCCTACAACTCTACCATCAGCAATGGCTTCTTCGTCGCCAACGGCAAGCTCTATGACGAGAACGGCAAGGAATTCCGCATCCGCGGCACCGACCGCGCTCATTACGATGGCTCCAGCTACGCTAACAACGCCAACGGCGCACTCACTCAGTCGAACGCGGTGCGTGTCTTCGAGTTCAATGGACGAAGCGCCGCTACTGCGGTCAACGACGTCAAAACACAGTACCTGCCCGCCCTGGTGGGCGGCAGCTCGGGCAACTACATCCTTCCGATCCTGTGCATGGCGGGCACCTCCTTTGGTGGCACCTCGGGCGCGGGCCGCTCCCCCTCCAACGTCACGAGCGTCATAGGCACCACCATCACGCTATCGACCGGGGGCTCCACCAACCCCTTCGCCAGCGAGACCAATGCCCTGCTGACCACCTCGCCCGCAACCAGCGGCTGTCCGGTGATCATCACGGGCACCGGCGGGTCGAGCGGCGCCTGGACCGTGACGGTAAGCCAGGCCCCCACTGGCTCGGGCTACGTGCTACTCAATCAGCAGACAAGCCCCGCCCAGGCCGCTGTGCTCTGGCAGAGCTACTACGCGGGCAACCTCTCCACTGTGCAGCGCTACTGCATGATGAATCCGCTGAATGAGTGGGGACCCTCGAACAACCTTGTTTGGCAGCGCACCTACCAGTACGCAGCGGTGCCGATCAGCGGCATCAGCGGCACCACGCTCACCAGTTCATCGGTCGCCAGCACCAACCCCTTCCAGTTCAGCACCTTCCTGCTGATCCAGGGCGCCGGCGGCATCACCAACCAAGTGGTGACCATCGCGGGCATCGGCGGCTCCAGTGGTGCCTGGACAGCCACGATGAACGTCTCGCTGGGCGGCTACAGCGGGGGCGGCACCGCCTATCTGGGACTGGCCGGTGTGATGCGCGGCACCGGCTACACCTGCCCGCTGCTGATCGACACCGGCGGCTCCGGCCAGGACATCAACGATCTGCTCAACTACGCGCTCACCGTGCAGCAGAGCGATCCGCTGCAGAACTGCGTCTTCGCGCATCACCCCTACGGCAGCGCTAGCAACTCGCAGGCCAACATCACCGCGATCACCAAGGCCAACCCGGCGGTGGTGACGCTCAACAGCACGGCCCCGATCCATCCGTTTGACGGGCAGTACAACCTGATCAACGGCAACAACTTCACAGGCACCAATGCCTACCTGATCAGCGGCGTGCAGGGCATGACGCAGATCAACGGCATCGGGCTGACCAACAACAATAACGTGGGCGGCACCAGCGGTGCCTGGACCGTCACGCTCTCCCAGGTGAACTCGACCGCCTACAGCAACTACACCTCGGGCGGTGTGATGGTCGCCTCGCCCAACGACTACCGCACCCTGGCCCAGAACTTCGCCCTGCTGCGCGCGAACAACGTGTGCATCGGCTTCTTCGAGTTCGGCATGGGCAACCAGTTCGGCTCGACCGCGATCGCCTTCCACGGCACGATCAGCGGCACCACCCTCACGGTGACCAGCGTTGACTGGGGCATCATTCCCACTCAGGCGTGGGGCACCGAGGGCCTCGCCAACATTCAGTTCACTGCCTCGGCGGGCGTTACGTCCTTCCAGATCCTGAGCCAGCTCAGCGGCACGCCGGGCGGCACCGGCACCTACAGCATCAGCGTCAGTCAGACAGTGGGCAGTTCAACCCTGATGTACGCCTTCGATGCAGCGACCGGTGCAATTGGCCCTGCCACCGGCCCCTCGCCCACCAACACCTCGACCGCGCAGCTGATCTGGGCCGCAGAAGCCTATGGTCTGCCCTGGTGCTATTGGGCTTTCGATGATCACAACCTCGGCCCCAGTCAAGGATGCTCGTGGATGGGCTGGTTCGGCATGGCCAACCTCAACACAGTCTTTGCGGTGCCCAGCGACCTGACCGCGATGGGCATGGAAGTGACCTTCAATCCTCGCTTCGGCCTGCGCGCGCTCGCGAGCCCCGCGGCGGTGTACCTCTAATGGCCTACGCTAACGCATCCATCAAGAACAACTCGTACACCGGGACGAGCGCCAACTACACGCTCGCCGAGGGCGTATCGACGAACGATCTGATCTTCGTGCAGTGGGCCGAGTCGAACGCCAGCAACAGCACTGCTCCCACGATCACCGACCAAGCGAGCAACAACTACGCGGTGCTCGGCACGCCCCAGTACTTCAGCACGCCCAATCAGACCTGGGGCATGAGCTGGCTCGGCTCGCCGGCCACCTACAGCGCCGGCACCTATGTGCTCTCGCTCACCTCGCCCTTCAGCAACGGCCACTGGTGCATCACTCACTGGACGGGCTTCACCAACACCGTAGCGGTCGATACGACTGGCTCCTGGAACACGCCCTTCAACTCAGGCGTTGGGACTGCCGTCAGCGGCTCGGGCACCACCGGCCAATCCACCGAGCTGGTCCTCGGTGTGGCCTTCGGTGGTAACTCATACACCCTCCCCGGCGCCCCGTGGAACAATCCCTTCAATGGCGGCGGCGGGGCAATCTTCCAGATCGTGTGGCAGTCAGTCGCCAGCCCCAGCGCTGTGAGCTACGCCGGCACGATCGGTGTCAGCGAGCAGTGGGTGTTGTGGCTGCCGGGCTTCTATAGCGCCTCGGGCGGCGGCAGCGGCGTCAACCAAACCAACTTCATCACCACGGTAGGAGCAGCCTAATGCCTAAAGCCTTCCTCCGGTGTGCGCGCTCGGGCGGCCGCGTGCGCACCAAACGTCTGCCGGGCGGCCGCTACATCAAGCTGTGCTTCAAGGGCGGCAAGAGCCACGCGGGCGAGGCCAAGAAGCGCAAGGGCCGCCGCTAGCATGCCAGTCAACAATCGCGTCGAGCTGGCCCCGAAGCTCCCGGCTGAGACGGTGCCGCGCACCGTGGACTTCATCAGCAAGCTGCCCACCGGCGTAACAATCACGGGCACTCCCTCGGTGACGATCAGCGTGTGGAGCGGCAACGATCCGACGCCGATCCTCTCGCCGGGCACGCCCACCGTGAACGGCACACAGGTGACCTGTCCGTTCAGCTCGGGGGTGACGGGCGTGATCTACCTCGTCAACTTCACCGTGGTGGGCAGCGACACCAACACCTATCAGCTCTTCGGCTATCTTGCGGTGGTCCCAAATGCACCGTGAGATTTCTCTTCTCTTGGTCTTCTCTTCTCTTGGATTCGGCCTCTTCTTCTTGAAGACCTCTTGGTTCGATGACACTCGTGCACCGTGAACGCCCTGACAACACCGCCGACGCTGACCGCCGACCTCATCGAGTCCTTTGCTGCGCTCTACCTGTCACACCGCTATGACAACCCCCGGCCCGTCCCCGAATTCCACCGCGAGTGCTGGACGATCTACAGCGACCCGATGGTCCTGGCAGCGGCTGTTGCAGCGCCTCGCGGCCACGCTAAGTCAACTGCGCTCACGCACGTCTTCATCATCGCCGCCGCCGTCTTCCGCTTCGACAAATTCATCCTGCTGCTCGGCAGCACCGAAGATCTCGCCAAAGAAGCCCTCAGCGACATTGCCGACGAATTCCGCGACAACACAGAGCTGCGCAGCGACTTCGGCCTCAAGCGTCTCGTTGTCGATCAGGATGGCGATGTCATCGTCGAGTGCATTGACGGCTATCAGTTTCGTGTGCTCGCCCGCGGCGCTGGCCAAAAGATACGCGGCATCAAGTGGCACGGGCAACGCCCGGGCCTGATGGTTGGCGATGACATTGAAGATGATGAGATGGTGCGCTCCCGCGAGCGCCGTGAAGAATTCAAGCGCTGGTTTCTGCGAGCGGCTCGGCAAGCCCTGCGCGGTCGCGGCAAGATCCGCGTGCATGGAACCATCCTCCATGATGACTCCTTGCTCGCGGGTCTGATCCGCAACAGGTCCTGGGCCGGTCGCCTCTACAAAGCCCATGCAGCCTTTGATGATTTCAGCCACCCCCTCTGGCCTGACATGTTCGACGAAGCGTGGCTCCGAGCCAAACGCCAGGAGTTCCTCGATGCCGTCGATGCTGAAGGCTATGCCCAGGAGTACCTCAATGATCCCCGCGACCGTAGCGACGCCTACCTACGAAAAGAGTGGTTCGTCCCTATGCAAGAGGAAGACTACTCCTCGACGAAGATCCGAGCCGTTGGCGTTGACCTCGCAATATCAAAAGCTGATCGCGCGAACAGAACTAGCTTCACTGTTGGCGGAAAGGATCTCGACAATGTCCTTCATGTGCTGGATCAACGCTGTGGCCGCTGGGACTCCACCGAAATCATCGACGCTTTCTTCGACATCCAGCAGTTCCATCAACCTGAGGTCTTCTTTGTCGAAGACGGGGTGATCTGGAAGGCCATCAAGCCCGTGCTCGATGAACAGATGCGCACCCGCAACGCATTCATCAACATCGTGGCAATCTGGCCCGTCAAGGACAAAGCCGCCCGCGGCCGCTCCCTTCAGCGCCGCATGCGCTCCGGTTCGGTACGATTCGACACTTCGGCCAGCTGGTATGCCGAGATGGAGGACGAGCTGCTACGCTTCACGGGCACCTCAGAGGCGACGCTCGATGACCAGTTCGACTCCTCGGCCATCCTGTCGCGCGGCTTCGAGGGCTGGAACGTGGACTCAGAAGACATGCAGACCGACGAAGAAATTGCCTTCGAGCGCGAGAGCAATCTTGCCCGCGCCGGCGGCTTCGGCGGCCGTAGCTCCATCACAGGATACTAACCATGGACACCTTTGAGCGGCTACGGTTCAGCAAGAAGCTCTCGATCAACACCGATCTGATCCAGTCCTCCAACCTGACCGATCGCTTCAACCGCGATGACATGGCCGCTCTGGGCCATCGCATCTGGGAAGGCTTCATGCGCGACAAAGGCTCCCGCATGACCTGGGAGCGCCGCAACGAAGCCGCCATGGACCTTGCCATGCAGGTCCAGAAGGCCAAGACCTTCCCCTGGCCCGGCTCCAGCAACGTGGTGTTCCCGCTGGTGACCATTGCTGCCCTTCAATTCAGCGCCCGCTCGTATGCAAACATCATCAACGGTACTGACATCGTGCGATACCGAGTCGCCGGCGCTGATCCTACCGGAGCCCTCAAGCAGCGCGCCGAGCGCCTGGGGCGCCACATGTCCTGGCAGGTGCTCGAACAGGACGAATGCTGGGAAGAGCAGCACGATCGCATGCTCATCAATCTCGGCATCGTCGGCACTAACTTCATCAAGACCTATTACAGCCCCGACAAGGCCTGCGTGACTGGCCAGCTGGTCAGCGCCCGCGACCTAGTCGTCAACTACTGGGCTCGTTCGGTCGATGAAGCCCCGCGTGTCACCCAGATCCTGCCCTTGTCACAGAACGAGATCTACACTCGGGCCACGCGCGACCTGTTCGACAAGCACGTTCTGGAGAGCGAGTGGTACAACAGTCCTCCTCAACACACGCAGGTCTACGATGTCCAGCAAATCAAGAAGGACCAGCGGCAAGGCTCGACGCCGCCGAACGAAGACCCCGACGCCCCATTCCTGTTCCTCGAACAGCACCTCTGGCTCGACCTTGACCAGGACGGCTACGCTGAGCCCTACATCGCCACCATCGAAGCCGCCTCCCACAATGTCTGCCGCCTCGTATCACGAATTGATCGCGAAGAGCAGGTCGATCGTCGAGGCGGAAAGATCAGCCACATCTGCCCCACCAAGTACTACACCAAGTACGGATTCATCCCCTCCCCCGACGGCGGCTTCTACGATCTCGGCTTCGGCACCTTCCTCGGCCCCATCAACGAGTCCGTCAACTCCATCATCAACCAGATGGTCGATCACGGCACGCTGCAGAACTCGATTGGCGGCTTTCTGGGCCGCGGCTTCAAGATCCGTGGCGGCGTTTATCAGATGGCTCCGTGGGAGTTCAAGCGAGTAGATAGCTACGGGGATGACATCCAGAAGAACCTCGTGCTCTTCCCCGAGCGCAAGCCCTCGCAGGTCATGTTCCCGCTGCTTGAGCTGCTGATCGACTACGCCAACCGCGTCGCTGGCACGGTCGATCCTCTGGTCGGCGAGAACCCTGGCCAAAACACCCCTGCATCCACCTTCCAAGGCATGCAGGAGCAGGGCCTACAGATCTACTCGATGATCTTCAAGCGCGTGTGGCGCTCGATGAAGGAAGAGTTCCAGCAGCGCTACGAGCTGAACCGCGTGCACCTGGACGTGGTCCAAACCTTCGGCGATGGCGGCAAGGAGCTGATCAAACGCGAAGACTACATTGCGCCCTCGGATCTGCTGGCCCCGGTGGCTGATCCCAATGTCACCTCCACCTCGCTGCGCCTGCAACAGGCCACCTCGATCCTGGAGGCCGCAGTCAAAGTGCCGGGCTTCGACATCAAAGAGGCCGCTCGCGACTGGGTGAAGGCGATGCGCCACCCCGAGCCCGAGCGCATCTACCCCGGACCCGACAAGGTGCCCCCGCTGCCCAACCCCAAGATGCAGGTCGAAGAGGTGAAGCTCAAGGGCAAGCAGATGCAGTTCCAGCATCAGGGGCAGATGGAATCGATCAAGTTGATGGAACAGCGGCGTCTCAACAACGCCAAGATTCTGCAGCTGACCGCTCAGGCAGCGCAGCTGGCCGAAGAAGCCAAGGGTGCCCAAGGTGCCCGTGCTTTGGCGGCCATTGAACTCGCCCTGAAAGCATTGAACGATCACAACGTCATGCTTAACGGGCGCATTTCAGCCTTAGGAGCACTAACACATGACGACGACGGAAGTGACAAAGGAGGCATGGGAGGGGTGGCTAGCCCATCCGGTGACGCAGGCTCACCGAATGATGCTGGCAGTGTGGAGGGAGAGTCTCAAGGAGCAGTGGGCCCAGGGGGCGATGCTGGAGCCGGTAGCGTCAGCGCAGGGGCTGGCGCAGGTTCGGCTGCTTGAAGACCTGATGTCGATGGATCACAGACAGTACCAAATCACGATGGGGATAGAGACCGATGAACCAATCCAAATCACACCAGACGCCGAATAACACCTCTGGGCTCATGCCGTGCGGCCATGCCGTGCTGCTTGAACCCTATGAACCTGAACTCAAATCATCGACCTTGGTGATCCCGGACACGGTGCGCCGTCGCACCGCGATGGCCGAGATGCGCGCCAAGGTGATTGCCGTAGGACCGATGGCCTGGAAGCAGGAAGGCATCCCGCGCGCCAAGGTAGGCGACAAAGTGATCATCACTGCCTACTGCGGGGCGATCGTGCAGGGCACGGCCGACGGCAAGCAATATCGCATGGTCAACGACGAAGACATCTTTTGTGTGATCGAAAGTGAAAGCAGCGTGGTGCGCAACGTCGAGCGCATCCGCACCGAAGCAGCCGATGAACTCAACAGTGGAGCTGCAGTCGTAGACGCAGCCTAAGGAGAAACCATGAACGCAGTCGTGAATGAAGGGGATGTCGCCCCAAGCGGCGATGCCCCACAAGCCGATCCCCAGGTCGAAGCCACCGCCCGTGCTCGTGGCTGGGTGCCTCGTGATCAGTGGCGCGGCAACCCCTCCAACTGGAAGGACGCCGACGCCTATGTGAAGCACTCCGATGAGCTGCTGCCTTTCCTGCGCTCCCAGACGCGCACGTTGGAGAGCCGCTTGGAGCAAGAGGCCCTCGCCCGCACCAACCTGGAGAATGATCTGCGTGGAGCCCGCGAGGCCATCGAGACCTTGCAGAGCTTCCGCGGCGAAGTCGAGGATCGCCTGCAGTCCGCCACCGATGTCGAGCTTGCAGAGCAGCTCATGGCCGCCCGCGCTACCGGTGACACGGCAGCCGAGGTGCGCATCATGCGGGAGCTGAACAAAGTTCCTGCGACCAAAGAGCCGCCTGCAGCTCCGCCACCGCCGGCAGCTCCACCTCCGCAGCCTCGCTTCGAGGACACCGTCGAAGGTCGAGCGTTCGTGCAGGCCAACCCGTGGTGGGAGAACGATCCAGTCATGCGCGCCACCGCCCTCGGCGTCGGTCAGCAACTTGCCCAAGAGGGCCGGCTCGCCAACATGACTCCCGCTCAGCGCGCGCAGTTGATCGCCAACGAGACGCTCAAGTACCTGGGCCGCTCAGCTCAACCTGCGCCCTCAAAGGTTGAAGGTGGACGTCCCAGTCAAGATGCAGATGCACCCGCTGGTGAGCACAGCTTCACAGATTTGCCACCTGATGCTCGCAGTGCGATGAAGAGGCAAGCAAAATGGCTCGTAGGTCCTGGTAAAAGCTTCAAGACCGAAGCCGAATGGCAAAAGCACTTCATCGCGTCGTATTTCAAAGACTGGGGGCGGACAGGATCTAGCCAATGAGCACCTCAGACGCCCGTGAAGGGAAAGCTACCAAGGACAACAACCCGTCGAATGCGCAGGGTGCCGCTAGCCCGCAGGCTGAGCGGCGTCGCCGGCGCATTTCGATGTCCAACATCGACCGGCAGCTCGAAGTCGAGCCGCTGGCTGGTTACCACCTGCATTGGATACGCCAGTCCCGCGTGGACAAGGCCATCGATGCAGGCTACGAGCTAGTTCAAGCTCACGAAGTTCACGTCAGCAACCGTCACAGCGTTGGCACCTTGAAATCCATCGGTGGCAACACCGACCTGGGCGCCAACGTCAGCGTCGTGGCCGATGGCACGACCGGTGAGCGGTTGATTCTGATGAAGCTTCGCGAAGAGGACTGGCAAGAAGACCAGCAGCGCCTGATCAACCGCAACACGCGGATCATGTCCCAGATCTTCCAGGGCGAAGTAATGGTCGGCCCCAGCGGGCAGATCGGTAACAGTGACGGCACTGCCTACACCAAGCCCTTGCTCAATCGCGCCCCGCGCAAGATCCGCCTGATGGGCGGCCAAGCCCCCAACCCCGCCGGCCTGAACGTCCGGCAGGTATAGCTGTAGGAGACCTCTGTGGCCTTCACCAATATCAGCAAGCCCTTTGGCCTTGCCCCAGTCCAGAACCTGACTTCGGGCGCTTTCAATGGGCAGGTCAACATCTACGCCATCGCGGCTGCAGACACCAATGCCTACTATGTGGGCGATCTGGTGAAGCTGAGCAACTCGGGTGGTGACGGCGCTGGCACTCCAGGCATCACGCTGGCAGCTGCGGGCAACCAAGTGGTTGGCGTGGTTGTTGCGATCGGCTTGCAGCAGAACGTGGGTGGAGGCCCTGGCGGCCCGATCATCAATTACAACAACCTCACGCAGATCTCTCGTCCCTCGGGCGCGCAGACTTCCATCTACTACGCCCTAGTGGCCGACGATCCTTCGATGCTGTTTGAAATCCAGGAAGGTGGTACAGGTACCAACCTGACCACAACCAACACTGGCCAGTACTTCAACATCATCTACGCAGCCCCGGCGACCGGCGTGTACGTGTCAGGCTCGCAGCTCGACAACGGCTCTGGCAACGCTTCCCCGACCGGCAAGCAGCTCAAGCTGATTCGGCTTGCTCCTCGCATCGACAACCATCTGGTCACGAGCCCCGCAACGGGCGGCGGCGGCCAGAAGTGGTGGGTCCGCATCGTGGCGCACAGCTACGCGGATCTCGCCCCCACGGGCATCTGATCTCACCCAGGAGATATTGCAATGGCAATTGGCGGTCCAATCACCACTGGTGCACACCCGAAGGCCCTCTGGCCCGGAGTGCACGCCTTCTGGGGCCAGATCTACAACGAGCATCCTGCCGAATATCCAGACCTCTACGAAGAGGCGGACAGCGAGATGGCCTACGAGCAGGACGTGCAGGTCACCCCCTTCGGCTTGGCACCGGTCAAGCCCGAGGGCTCTGCTGGCACCTACGACTACGAGACTCAGGGCCCAGTCAGCACTTACGCGCACCTTGCGTACATGCTGGGCTACATCGTCACGTTCGAGGAGCTGCAGGACAACCTGTACGAGAAGGTCAGCCGCAACCGCGCTGAGGCCAATGCCTTCTCGATCCGCCAGACGATCGACACCGTTGCCGCTGCGATCTACAACGATGCCTTCGCCGGTGCGATCTACCTGAACGCCAACGGCCAGACCCTCTGCTCCACCAGCAACCCGAACACCACGGGCGGCACCTTCAGCAACGCGCTCTCACCAGCCGCCGACCTGATGGAGACCTCGCTGGAGGACATGTGTATCCTGGCGATGGGGCTGCAGAACGACCGCAACCTCTACATCAGTGTGATGCCTCAGTCCCTGCACGTCGCCCGCCAGGAGTGGTTCAACGCGAACCGCATCCTGAAGTCGGTGCTGCAACCGGGCACCGCCAACAACGACATCAACGTCCTGAATGCGACCAACGCCTTCCCTAAGGGCATCAAGCTCAACCACTACTTCACCCTGCCCCATGCGTGGTTCGTCCGCACGAACTGCCCGCACGGCATGATGATGTTCTGGCGCAATCGGCCGATGTTCGACCAGGACAACGAGTTCAGCACCAAGAACGCGCTTGCCAGCACGTACTTCCGTTGCAGCTTCGGTAACACTGACCCGCGCGGCATCCTCGGATCGAACGGTCCCTGACAGGAGCCTCTGATGGTTGCTAGCGTCCGATCGCAAACTCCGACTCGGCTCTCGGCTGGTGCTACCACCGATAGCCCATACGGTCCGATGGCTGATTGCGGGTACGGCAATCCGGCCTTCTATCACCAGTTCTTCGACGACTTCGACAATTCGATCGGCGCGACCGGGCTCTACACCCAGACCCAGACTGGCGGCACCTTCTCGCACGCCGCGGGCGACGGTGGTCTGCTCTCACTGGTGCTGGGCGCCGCGAACAACAACCTTGCCTACATCCAGCTGCCCGCTGCAGGCTTCCAGCTCCCGCAGGGCACGACCTTCCCTACCGGCACGTTGGGCAAGAAGCTCTTTTACGGCTGCCGCCTCACCTCGCTGTCCACCCTGGCCAGCTACACCTCGATCTTCGGGCTGATCCAGACCACAGCCACCGCCTTCACCACGGTGACCGACGGTGTCTACTTTCAGCTCGCCACCGCAGGCGTCAACCTGATCACGGTCTCGGCCTCCACCGCCCTCACCTGGGCGCTGCCGACCTCCGCCACCAGCTTCATGGCCGCGGCCACCCAGATCGACATGGCCTACTACATCGACTGGTACCAGAACATCCATGTGTTCTTCGGCCCGCAGCTCTTCGGCTTCATCCCGCAGTCCGGCTCAGGCACCATCGGCACCAACCCTCCGGGCATCTCGCTGCTGCCCGAAGTCGGCGCCGTGCTGCAGATCAACGGCCCGAACTACATCCCGATGAGCGGCGCCACCGGTCAGACCGGCCCTTGGACCGTCTCCGCGGCCAACCTGAACCTGACCGCGGGCATCAAGACAACCGCTGCTACTGCCCTGACCGGCTTGGTGGACTTCCACTACTGCCTGAAGGAGCGCTAGCCGAGGCGCTAGCGATAGCGCCGTGCCCTTCCAAGTCTCCAAGCTCGCCGCCTCGGGGAAGAACTACATCCTGCGCGTGGCCGGCACGCTCGACTTCGCAGCGCACCAGCTGCCCGCGCTCATCGACGATCTGACCTTCGACTCCTCGCTGCGCGGCCTGCGCCTCGACGGCGCTACATGGCTGATCCAGGAGAAAGCCGGCATTCGCGTGTGGTGGAGCGAGCAAGCAGCCGCCGCCCCTACGTCCTTCGACCCCGAATCGCTCCTGCTGGTGTGCGAGTCGCGCAACGGCATTCGAATGGACCCAGGCTGGCCCTCGCCCCCCGCTTGGGGCAAGCAGCTGTGGCTCAGCAGCTTCGGCCTGGAGCGCGTGCCCGAGCCCCCTTGTCACTTCACCTTGGTGCTGGACTTCGACCGCCATGGCTAACGTGCTCACGCTGAACGAAAGCAATCCAGCCACCACTGGGCTGGTGATGCAGCCCAATGCGGTGCCGCTGGGCGTGCAGCCGCCCAACACCAACAACGCCTACCAGATCATCACGCTGGCGATGCGCAACGCCGACTACCTGGACAAGCTGCAGGACCCCTCCAGCGACGACCTTGCCGAGTACCTGCCTCGCCTGAACGCGCTGATCAACTTCGAGCAGACGCAGGGCCTGAAGCTCTGGCTGGAGCAGGACGTCAGCTTCACCGCCATCCTCGGCCAGAACTGCTATCAGTTCGGCTACAACACCACCAACACCGTCGCCGGCACCTTCTTCAACGTGCCCAAGCCCCTCTCGGTGAAGGAAGCCTTTTGGCAGGACGCGAACGGCAACCGCCGCCCGCTGATCCCCATGTCTCGCAACGACTGGGACACGCTCGGCACCGTCGTCCAGCAGGGCGCGGTCAACAGCTACTACGCCGACAAGCAGGACAACTTCATGAACGTGTGGATCTGGCTCACGCCAGACGCCTACACGGCAACCGTGGGCAGCCAGTCCGGGCTCTCCCAGGTCCACGTCATCTTCCGTGTGCAGGTCAACAACTTCTTCACGCTGACCGATCAGATGAACTTCCCCGTCGAGTGGTTCATGTTCCTGCAGTGGTCGCTCGCCCAGGAGATCGGCACCGGCCAGCCCGATCCGATCCTGGAGAAGATCGACAAGATGACGACCATGTACCGCACCGCGCTGGAGGACTTCGACTACGAGGATGCATCGACGGTGTTCCAGCCTGACTCGCGCATCCAGTACGTCAACAACAGGTTCACGTAATGGCTAAGTCCGGCCGCCCGCAGGATGCGCTCTCCATCCCGAAGCGTTGGCCGCTGGTCAACCGCCTGCAGACCCGCTCGCCCAACGTCCCTATCACGCAAGATGCGCGGCTGATCAACTGCTACGCCGAAGCTGACCGCGAGGATGAAGAGTATTGGCTCTACAAGCGGCTGGGGACCGGCACGCCGATCAGCAGCTTCGGCCCTGGCTTCGCCAGCACCGGCCTGGGGATGGGACTATACAGCTTCTATCCGGCCATCCCTCACTGGGGCTCGCCAGCCTATCAAGTGCTCGGAGTGTTCTCAGACGGCTCGATCTGGAGCTACAACGGCACTACATCCACGCTCGTGACCAGCGGTGTGGCCATCCCCGCAGGCTACACAAGAGCTTGGTTTGAGACGATCGCCTCAAGCCCGCAGACAGTAGCGATTGGCACGCTCGGATCGAGCTTCGTCTACACGCCGTCCGTCCCCTCCATCACGCACATCACGGACGTCAACTTTCCCGCCAGCCCCGTCCCGGGCTGGGCGTACCTCGACGGCACGCTCTACGTGATGGACAACACCGGGAAGATCTACAACAGCCAGCTGAACAACGCGACCAACTGGACACCGCAGTCGTACATCCTGGCATCCAGCAACGCGGATGCCGGCGTCGCACTCGCCAAGCAGCTCTCCTACGTCATTGCATTCAAGCAGTGGACCACGCAGATCTTCTACGATGCGGGCAACCCGGTAGGCTCCCCGCTTGCGCCTGTGCCCGATGCTCAGCTGCCGTATGGTTGCTTTGCAGCTGGAAGCGTCGCAGAGGTGGATGACACGCTTCTGTGGATGACGAGCAATCAAACCGTGAGCCCCCAGATTGTTCAGATGGACAACCTGTCGGCGCGGATAGTCAGCTCGCCAGCAGTCGAGCGGCTGCTCGACAATGCTTTCATCAGTACCCTGTATCCCGACGGCGGGATCATAGGCAACACGCTGAAGCACGGCGGACACAGGTTCTACTTCCTTACCATCGTTCAGCTGAACATCACCCTGGTCTACGACATCGACCAGGGGCTGTGGTACCTGTGGACGGATGCGAATGGAAACTTCTGGCCGCCAGTCAGCTTTGCCTGGACGCCGATGAATCCTCTCGTGCCGGGCACGCACCTAGTGCAGATGCAGAATGGGACGGTGCAGCCGATCGACGGCGACTACGAGTATCCCACCGACAACGGCACGGTGTTCCCGGTGGACATCTACACGCCCAACTTCGATGGCGGTACCGATCGACGCAAGGTGCTCAAGGCGATCTTCCCCAACGGCGATACGGTCAACGGGCCGCTGCAGGTGCGCTTCAGCGACGATGACTTTCAGAGCTGGTCGAACTTTCGCACCTGCGATCTGTCGCTGAAGAAGCCGCGCATCTGCGACATGGGCACCTTCCGCCGACGCCGCGGCCTGCACCTGCGCTACGCGCAGCCAACGACCTTCCGCATCAAGTCGCTCGACATGCAGCTGCTGTGGGGGAGCAAGTGAGCATCGCCAAGATCCCAGCCCCGCCTTCTACTGGAGCCAAAGTGCTGGACGCAAAAGGCTTCTTCGAGCAGACCACCTGGGGCGGCTGGTTTCGCAGCGTCTGGAAGCAGCTCAACGGCAATGGTGCTGGGGTGTTCAGCGGCACGGTGGTCCTTGCTAAAATCACCGGCGGCGGGGCGAATGGTTCTCTGACCTTGGTCAACGGGGTAGTTACCTCGTACACGGCGCCCACATGATCCATCGCTCCTTCGACGCCCAATTCTTCAACCGCGTGGTCAACGACCCGGCGGTTCATCGCTACGCCTCGCTCGGGCTGATCAGCGGCCCCCTCGATGTCACTGAGCTGGTGCTTGACCCTAACAACTACCTGCTCGCCACCGAGCATGGCGGCTTCCTCGGCATCGATCGCGGCAACGGCACCTATGAGGTGCACACCATGTTCCTGCCCGAGGGCCGCGGCAAAGAAGTAAAGGAAGCTGCGCACGAAGCCGTGCGCTACATGTTTACTCTCACACCGTGCGATCGATTGATCACCCACGTCACGCTCGATAATCGCCCAGCTGAGCTGATGGCCAAGTGGCTCGGCTTCAGCTTCGTGCGCAACGAGATGATCCTGGGTATTGAGTTGAAGCTCTATGAGCTGCGGAGACAGTCATGCCGGTTGCTATACCAATAATCCTGGGTGTCACTGCAGCCGCCGGTGTGGCCGATGCCGTGGTGCAGGCCAAGGCTGCATCCTCACAGAAAGCCATCGCAGGCCAAGAGCTGGGCATGGCGGCCACTCAGCAGCAGAAGCAGAACCAGCTGTACGCACAGCTGCAGCAGCTGATCTCTAATCCTTCGGGCTTCACCAGCTCGCCTGCCTTCACTTCGACGCTCACTGCAGCGCAGCGGGCGCAGGCAGCCGCCGGCTACGGAGGCTCGACCAACGAAGTTGGAGCCCTGCAATCGCTCGGCTTCAACGAGCTACTGGCGCAGGAACAAACACTCATGGGCGGTGCAGGTGTGGGCTTCAACCCGGTCGCTGGCGGCAGCGCTGCAAGCTCTGCAACCAGCGCTGGGGCTGCATCGCTCAACAGCTCGCTCAATCAGCTGGGCGGCCTTGCCGGCATGTTCGCCTTCATGCAGGGCGGCGGCATGAACAACATGCTCAACACCGGGACGGCCGGCGGCGCAGGTGCTGGCCTCTACGATCAGATGCTGCTGCCCTCCAGCTCGCCCAACTACACCGGCACCTCGGACGGCAGCCTGATGCAGACCACCGGCGGCTACTTCCTTAACAGCTGAGGCGCACATGGCTGACACCGTCGCTGGCGAATTCATGGGCACGCTCCTGCAAGGCCAAGAGGTACAGGCCAACCAGCTCAACATGCAATACCAGCGTGCGCAGCTGCAGGAGATGCTCGCCGAGGAGCCCTTCAAGATCCAGCAGATGCAGGGCACCGCCGATCTCACCAAGCTGCAGGTGCAGCGCATGCGCCGCGAGGACGAGGCTGGCCGCAACATCGCTGAGGCCATCCGCGCGGGCCAGCAGCCCGGCGCTCAACCCCTCACGATGGATCAGATCCTCAAGAAGACCAGCGAGGAGTACTTCAAGGAGGGGCTGCTGCAGCCAGCGGTCGAAGCTCAGAAGTCCGCAGCCGATCTTGCAGGCAAGCAGGCCGAGCTAGCCGAGAAGCAGCGCACGCTCTTCCAGGGCCAAGTGTCGGACTTCCGGGACTTCGTCAACCCAGCTAACGGCCACGTCACCCCGCAGCAGCTACAGCAATACGTGCTGCAGAACCACCCCGAGCTGCTCCAGGACCCGCGCGTCGCCGCCACCTACAAGCAGCTGCTGCAGAACCCCGGCTCCTGGAACCAGGACACCCAGCGCAAGGTGTATCAGGCCATCACCACCGAGCAGCAGCGGCTCGACGATATGGCCAAGCGTGCGCGCGCGGGCGCGGACGCTGCTTATGCCGATAAGACCGAGATGGATGTAAAGGTCGATCGCATGCTGCTGGGCGCCGATACCGATTCGCGCGCCGCAGGCAGCAAGGCTGGCGCTCCGCCTCCCGATGCCCCCAAGGCATCCATCCCTGAGATTCTCTCTGAGGCCGATGCCCTCGGTGTGCAGATGCCGGGCGATGCCAAGCTCAAGCTGGTCGCCGCGCGCGCGTGGCAGCGCAAGTACCCGACGCTGACGGCTGATGAGATCATGAAGAAGGTCGCCGAGGAGCGCGCCAACTCCCCGATCCAGCGCGGCAGCGCCGTGCAGCTGCAGCAGAACATGCGCATCGTGGGCGCCGCCAACGTGATCGCCGGTGCCTTCGACACCTTCATGAAGATGCCGGTCTCCACCAGCGCGGGCGTCACCGGCGTCGGCGGCAACGACACTTGGCTCGGCGTCGCTCACAACTACCTGGGTAAGAAGTTCTCCCCCGAAGTCGATAACCTGTATGCCTCCTTCCTGCCCGGCCTCAACCGCTCCGTCGCCATCGTCGATGCCTTCGGTAGTGCCTACGGCGTGGCGGGCCTTGCCGAGTCGCTCAAAGAGCAGCTGACCTTCAAGCCCGGCCAGCCGGTCAGCGCCAAGCTCGGCTCCCTCGCCGACATCCGCGACAACACCCTCAACACGCTTGATGTGGTGCAGACCAACCCCGAGGTGCCGGCGACCGTCAAAGCCAAGCTGGCGGAGATCGAGACGCGGCTGCGCACTTCGCTCCCCTTCAGCCGTAACGATGTCGTCGAATTTACCCTGAAAGGCAAGAAGGGCGAATCGCTCGGCGAGTTCGTCAAGCGCCAGGGGATCGAGCAGGCCAGCCAGCCCCTCTCGGTAGGCGATGTCCGCGGAGGCTATCGCTACACAGGCGGCGATCCGGCCGACCAGACCAGTTGGGAGAAGGTCAGTGTCAAATGACGGCCCCTGGACAGATTTTCAGCGAGCCAACTCGCAAGGGCCTTGGCTCGATTTCCAGCGCGCGCAGGCAGAGAAGCAGGCAATCGGTGGTGGGGGGCGCCCCGCTAAGTCCCCCACCATCGGTGAGCGCGTGGGCGAGGCGGCCAAGGGCTTCGATGAGCTGGCCCGTGCCGGCATTCGTGGCGTCGCTGGCACCGGCCTGGACGTTGCCGTAGGCGCGACCGCTGAGCCTGCCTACTGGCTCGATCGACTCCTGGGTGGACCGCAAGGTCCCACTCCGCTTGAAGCGAGCCGTGCAGCCCTCGATCGCGCGGTGCCCCCACCCACCAGCCAAGCCGGCAAGGTCTTCGAGACCGCCAGCGGCGCTGGTGCGGGCTTCGTGACCGGCGAGGAAGCCGCGGGCGTCGCTGCCCGTGCAGTCCCCACGATCGGCAAGCTTGGGCGCGAAGTGGGTGCTGAGGTTGCCAAGAAGGGCTGGGCGGGCCTGCCCACCCGCGTGATGCAGGCGATGGCCACCGACAAGTGGAACCTGCAGCACATCAAGGACATCTTGAAGACCGCCGGTGCCAAGCCCTTGGAGCCCGGCACCCAAGGTCAGGCTGCGATCGCACACGCCCAGGATGCCCTCGGCGAGCGCTACAACCAGCTGTACGGCAAGTTGGTCGGGGATCTGAATGCTGGCGCCAAGGGCAAGAACGCCGTCGTCCTGCGGGGCGAGCAGTTCGCCGGCTCCTTCAAGGACAAGCTCAACTACCTCAAGACCACCGCAGCCAACGAGCAGATGGCGCTGCGAGGCAAGCTCAACAACTTCATCGACACCAAGATCCTGGATCGCTTCCGGGCGAGCGGCCTGACCAGCGGCGCCTCGCTGCAGAAGATCGCGGGCGACCTGCGCATGGAGATCGAGAACTACTCCAAGCACGGGGCCACCGTAGCTGAGCGTGAGTACGCCAACGCCCTCAAGCTCGTGCAGAGCGACTTTCGCACCATGATCAAGACGGTCAACGGCCCACTCGCCTCCCAGCTGCGACAAGTCGATCGAGCCTACGCAGCGCTCGATGCCGCCTCGCGGGCTGCGGGCCGCGATGTACGTAACCTTGGGCGCTTCACCCCCGAGCAGCTACTGCAGGAGATCAAGCGCAAGTCCAGCCGCCGCATGTTCGGCGCCGGGCGCGCTGCAGGTCAGAAAGCTGCCCAGGCTGCCCAGGAAGAGATCCACACGAAGGGGGTTGGTGAGCTTGCCAAGAAAGCGGGCGGCGCGAGTGCGCGGGCTGCGGGGGGTGCAGCTGGAGGGGTCGCTGAGGGCGTGCGCTCCACTCGGGACGACGATGAGGACTAGTCCTTGTCGGTCCAGGCTGCCCAGAGCATGGCGATCACGCCAAACAGCATGTACCCGCCAAACACGAGTGCCCACAGGCCGAACAGATCGAATCCAAGGCTCACCAGGGCTGACATAGGCGCCTATTATACATGAAGCTCCTATGGCTTGACATCGAGGGCGAAGGGCTGGGAGTGGGCCTGTGCATGCGCGCCAAGGCCCGTGGACACGATGTCCGTTTCTGGCAGCCCCCGCACAAGGGCACCGGCCTCGCCCTGCCCTACGGCGAGGGCCTGATCACCCGCATCGCCGAGTGGGAAGAGTCCATGGACTGGGCCGAGCTAATCGTCATAAATGGCAACAACCGGTACACCGAACTGTTCGCCCCATATTTCGGCAAGGGGTACCCAATACTCGGCGCAAACGCTAAGGGAGCGCAGCTGGAGCTGGACCGGGCGGTCGGCCAGCAGGTCTTTGAAGACCACGGGATAGAGACCATTCCCTATGTAACAGTGGACAGCGTCGCCGAGGCGATAGCGCACGTACAGAAGCGCAAGACCGGCGTAGTCGCCAAGCCATGGGGCGGTGACAGCAACAGCGCGATGACCTTCCTGGCGCACACGCCAGAGGAGGCGATCTTCACACTGCAGCGCTGGGAGAAGCAGGGCCTGTTTAAGGGCCAGCTGATGCTCCAGGAACTGGTCGAGGGCGTGGAGGTAGGCGTCGGCGGAATGTTTGGGCCGCATGGCTGGTGTGAGGCGATCGAAGAGAACTTCGAGTTCAAGAAGCTGATGCCCAGCAATTATGGACCGAACACCGGCGAGATGGGCACGGTCGCTCGCCACACCACCTCCAGCAAGCTCTTCGACATGCTGCTGGAGCCGCTCACCGGCTACCTGCACCAGATCAACTACGTGGGCGATATCGACGTCAATTGCATCGTGGTGGACGGCACACCCCTGCCGCTGGAGTTCACCATGCGCTGGGGCTGGCCCGACTTCGCGTTGCGCCTGGAGGCGCTCTCAGTCGATCCGGTCGTCTTCATGGCCGCACTGGTGGCGGGCGAGGACAGGTTTGTGGTCTCACCGGACGTGGTGGTCGGGGTGGTGATGGCGCATGGTGACTTTCCGCGGGGCGGCGATCCACTCGGCACGCACGCGGATTTCCCAATCACCTATGAGAGCGATGCGCACGTCTATTGGGAGCATGTGAAGCGGGGCGAGCATCCCAAGCTCGACGGGGGCATGAAGCGGGGGCTGGTCACCGCCGGCAACTACGTATGTGTTTGCACCGCCAAGGGATCTTCGGTGTCGAACGCTGCGCAGAAAGCCTACGCGGTCGTGGACAGCGTGAGCTGGCCGGGCGACATTATCGTGCGCGACGACATCGGCGAGCGCCTGGAGAAGGACCTGCCTGTCCTGCAGGCCGCCGGCTTCGTTGAGGGGATGGAGTACTGATGGACCCAATGACAGCGCTCCTCTTCGGCCTGGGCCACGGCATGTTCAACATGGACAAGGGCGGCCTCAACGAACTGATGCAGCACCTGATCCAGCGCGGCATGGGCCAAGGCGGGCTGATGGGCGCGCTGACACCCCACAACGGTCTGACACAGCACGGTGGCACGGGCTCTCCCCTCGTGGGCGGCATGGTCGGCGGTATGCAAGGTCACGGCGGGCTCGCCCCGACGATGGGCGCGCTGCTCGGGCTGGGGATGCACTGATGGGCATGCAGGGTGGCAGCCCCGGGATGGCCGATTACTGGGCGCCAGGGGACTGGAACGCTGCCTGCTCGCTGTGCGGCCGCAAGCGCAAGTTCACCTATCTGGAGCGCAACTGGCAGGGCATGTATCGCTGCCCGGAGCACAACGAGCCCCGCCAGCCGCAGGACTTCGTGCGCGGCATCCCCGACAAGATGGGCGTGCCCTATTCGCTCTTCGAGGAGCAGACGTTCACCTCGACCACCCCGGGCTTCAGCGCCCGCGTGGTGCCGAGCGCTGTGCAGATGGTGGGCATCAGCGCGGATCTCGATACCGAGAGCGGCATCGCGCTGGAGACCGAGGGCGGCCAGATCATCGATGTCGAGAACACGATCTACCTCTCGCCGCCGGCGAGCGTGCTACTGCCCGATTGGCTGAGCGTCCCTGAGGCTCCTCCCTGGTTCGGCAAGGGCACCGATCTGATGCCCAGTGAGACCATCAACTACCAGTGGAGCTGGGTGACGCCCAATCCGACGGTCACCATCACCAATCCGACCAGCTCATCGACCAGCTTCCAGACCGTCAACTCCAGCGCCCCTACCACACAGGCCCAGGTGGTCGTGACACTGCCCAACGGGGCCAACGTGACGCTCCTGGTAACCGTATCGATCGTGACTGTCGGCCAGACCTACGTGACCTACCCCCTTCTCATATGGGCGATGGACCTATGAAGCTACGCAAACTCCTGGTGGTGCTCGCTCTACTGGTCCCCGGTGTGAGCTGGTGTCAGATCAAGATCAGCCAGCTCCCCGCAGGCACCACGCCCACAGGCGTCGAGCTGTTCCCCGCGGTGCAGTCCAGCAACACCGTCAGCCTGACGCTCAACCAAGTGGTCGCCCTCACGATCACCAACCTGAATGCCACCACAATCGGCAATCTGTGGTCCGGCTGCTCAACGCTCACTGCGCTGTTCTACGGCGGGGTGTGCCAGCAGGTCGTCCAGTCGATCGCCGTGGGCACGATGCCGACCGGCTTCACCGCATCGGTCAGCCAAGCCGGCAACATCTGGACCACCAACATCAGCTACACCGCTGGGCAGTCAGCCAACCAGTTCCTCGCAACGCCCAACGGAGGCAGCGGGCCGCTCGGGCTGCGCACGATCGTCGGGTCCGACATCCCTGCAACCAACCTTGCCTCTAACGCCAACGGCGGGGTGACGGGCATCCTGCAAGCCTCCAATGGTGGCTGCGGCACCAGCACGCTGCTCGCCTGCATCACCGCGTTGCTGCCCGCTCAGACCGGCTTCAACGGCTATGCGCTCACTACCAATGGCTCAGGCACGCTCAGCTGGCAGAACTCCACGGTCACGCAGACCAGCGGCACCTTTGCTACGCAGATCAGCGGCTGCTCAAGCGGTGGTAGTGGAACCCTCCACTACAACAAGACGGGCAACATCGCTTCGATCTATTCCAACGGCACCATCAGCTGCAACGGCTCGGCGACCACAGCGAACTTCACGATGAACAGCGTGCCCGCTGCGATCAATCCGACCAACTCGCAGATCGTACCGTGCATGATGATTCTTGCGGCGGCGACTACGGGGATCAGCGGATATTGTCAGGTATCCGCGAATACCATCACCGTGTGGACGGCTGTTTGGAATAGCGCCTTCATTGTCCAGGGCTCGCTCAGCTCGGGCTACTTCGCCAGCGGCGTGACGCGGGGAATTGCAGCAGGGTTCTCACTCACTTATCCATTGCAATAATATGAACACCAACACCAACAATGATGAGTTGAAGCGCTGGCTGGAACGAGCGGTGCTGATTGCGCTGTCCGCCGGACTGGGCGGAGGCAGCGCCGTATGGCAGCACGGCTCCTCAGACAACGCGCTACAGCGCGAGCTGGATCAGATCAACCAGCACCTGGAGTACACCGATCGGCGCGTCGATTGGCTAATGCAGCACAAGCTATCGAGCGACACCGTCGTGCACAGATGAACACCCCAGCGCCCATTCACATCCCGCTCGGCGTGCGGCTGAACAACCCCGGCTGCATCCGCTGGAACGGCACGCAGTGGCGTCATGGTTCGCCCGACACCAGCGGCTTTGTGCGCTTCGATGCTCCGGAGTGGGGCTTCCGAGCGATCGCGCTGATCCTGCATGCCTACGAGCAGCGCGGCATCCACACCATCGAGGCTGCGATCAACGAATGGTCGCCGCCGAGCGAGAACGACACCGCTGCCTACATCGAGGCGGTCTGCAATGAGTGCGGGATTGGCCCCAAGACTTTGATGTTCACGCTAGTCACACCGGCGGTGCTGACGGCGATCTGTCGGCACGAGTGCGGCGTGCAGCCCTATGGTGCTGAGACGATCAACCTCGGCATCAGTCTGGCGGAGGCGACATGGAAAAGCGCACAGTAGATATGACTCTGGCACGGGCGCAGATCGCCCTGGCCTTCTTTCTGGTCATGGTCTTTTTCTCGCTGACGGTTCTGATACTGATAGCCATCGCGCGAGGCCACATCACGATGGACGGGGCGACCGGTGCACTGATCAACACCGCCGTGACCGCATCCATCACGATGTCTGGCACGGCGATCGGATACTTTTTCCTTCGCACACGACATGGAGATAGCAATGGCGGATCCAGTAGTGAAAGCAGCAGTCCCGGCCCTGGTGGCGACACTCCAGGCCCTTCAAACCTTCATGGCAAACCTGGGGACGGACCCAGCGCAGGTGCCGGCCAAGCTGCCGGGAGCCCTGCAGGTGTTTCTCGGAACGGTGGAGTTACAGTTCCCCCAGCTGGTAACTAGCGAAGTTGGTGCGCTACAGACCGACATCAACACCAAGGTCAACGGCTGGATCACCATGCTGCAGGCGATCCAATGAGCGTGCTCGCACTGATCAGCACCATCAACTCCCTCATCGACGGGGGCGAGAGCCTCGCCAAGGTGGTCGAGTACGTGAAGAACTCGCCGCTTGGCAAGAAGATCGAGGCGGATCATCAGGCCGAAGTCGCTGAGTTTGTCGCCCAGGCAAAGCGCGACTATCCCAACATGCCGCTCTCCAATGCTGAGGCGATGGAGAATCTGAAGACGATGGGGGTTCAGAGTAATTGAGCATCCATCTGATCCACGGCATCCACACGGCAGGGAGCGATCAGGCACCCGAGTACCTGATTCAGTACCTGCCGGGCACCGTCTACTATCCCGACTACGGCTACGAGCTAGCGCTTACGACGCGGCTTATCAATCCGATGATCGTCGGGACGATAGAGCCATACGTTGCCCCAGGGGACACTCTGATCGGACACAGCAATGGTTGTGCCATCGCGCTGGAGCTTGTAGAGCGCGGCGCACCAGTAGACGGTCTTGTGTTCATCAACGCGGCTCTCAATGCACAGGTAAAACTGCCCGACCGCATTCTTTGGTGTGACATCTACTTCAATGCGGGTGACACCGTCACGGAAGCGGCAAAGGTAGCGGCGGCGCTTGGGCTTGTGGACACGACGTGGGGAGAGATGGGCCATAGTGGTTACTCAGGTAGGGATGCCAGGGTGACGAATATCAACTGTGGAGCTACGGCGGGCCTACCAGCGGTCAGCGGACACAGCGACATCTTTAGCTCCCGCTGCTTGCCTGCTTGGGGGCCGCAGATCGCCGCTCGTCTGCAGTCCGCGGGTTCACGAGGTAGCGCTTCCCGCCCGGCATAAGCTGCAACTCCACCAAGCCCGACTCAATCAGCCCCTGCACGATGTCATCGAAGCGGCGGCGGCTGGTGAAGAACGAATGCACATGCTGATAGGCTTCGAGCTGTGGCACCACACCGTGCCGGCGCACGTACTGCAGTAGACGCTCGGTCCAGCGGCTCTCCTCGGTGCGCCCCACCTCAGCGACCACTTCCTTCATGTAGGGCTCGATCTCGTTGAGCTTGAGCACCGCCGAGGCGATGTCCTCCACGGTGATCACCAGCTCATCGCGGCGGCTGGCAGCGATGACCATCGAGAGCTTGTGCAGGTGGGTCTGCTTGCGGGCGTTGTAGTTGGACACGCGATCGTCCGGTGGGTTGTCTCGCAGGTCCTGGTGCCAGAGCGAGTACCACTCGCGGCCGAAGGCGCGAGCCTCGGGCGTCAGACGGTACGGACCGCGTAGCTGGGCGATCTGCACTAGATCCTCGGCGAGCCGGCGGCGGATCTCCACGTAGTCGGGATGCACCGCCTCGTCCGGATAGGCGACTTCGTTGGCTGGCTTATCGCCGTACACGAACACACAGCGCGACATGAAGCCGCCGCCCAGCACGTACTCGGGCATGTTGCCGGCGATCCACGCAGGTGTGGTTGCGCCTAGCAGGTTGACGCACTCGTTGACGATCTCGTCGTTCCCGCAGTGCTTGGTTTCCTTGACGAAGACATCGTCCTTGGCCTCCCACATGCGCACGAACAGATCGATCGCTTTGCTGTCCTGGGGATCGAGCAGGTTGCCCAGCTCGCCGCTCGATAGCATCAAGGCTGACTGGATAATGTGATCGCCGCTGCCGATCGGATACTCGAACTCCTCGCGCACCTCGGCGATCGCTTTGGTTAGCTTTTGCCAACTGGTCGCGTTAGCACCGAAGCGTATGCCTGGGACCTGCTTGAGTAGACCCATCCCAAGGTCACAAGCAGTCGTCTTCTTGATACCGGCAGGCCCCACCAGCACGACGTAGTGGTTGGGGTACCACTTAAATGTACGCTGATCGAGCCAGACGTGGCGTCGCAGGCAGCCGGCAATCGTCGCCACACCAGACCAGAAGTGGTACTGAGGCGGGGGCTCTGTAGGCCGGCAGTGCTCCTCATACACCGCCAGCCAGTCGCTGAAGTTCCTGGGCATCACTCTCTCCGATGGGATGGACGTCGCCCCAGCTCACACTGGAGACCTTCAAGCCAAAAGGTATTGTTAATGGATCGGGATAGGGGACGACGACGGAGTTGGCAGCGGCGGTGATGGCAGGTATCAGTTCGTGTAGTTTGTGTGTGGGTACTTGCAGGCAGAGGCTATCATGGACTTGCAGCAGAACGTCAAGGCCCATTAGGTAGAGCTTCTCCCAGATGCGGTTTATGACGAGCGCGACTGTTGATTGTGGCACCCAAGCAAGTGCCTCTGGAAGAAGTCCATCGATGCGATCAAATATGTACCAACGGTATCCGAAGCGATTCTCAATGAACTTATGGGTTCGGATCTGACGCTCAGTTCGAGTGTGCCATTCGTGAATGCCCGGATGCGCACCGAGCCAAAGGGCTTGGGCTCGATCAATCTCATGCACAGTTCGTCCAGTGCTTGCAGCAACAGTTCGGCTTCCGGCCCCGTAGTTGGTCGCGTGACAAAATGTTTTAGCGAATTCGCGAGCGTGCTTAAGGGGTCCTCGGTGGTCGAGGTATCTGGGGTGTCCATCAACTAACTCCTCTAGTGGCGGCGGCTCACGATTATCAAGCACAAAAGCATTAAGCAGGTGGATATCAGCGCCCATACGAAGAGCGCTCTTGAGACTTGCATCGTCTGCCTCCCAGGCAACTACTTGCAGGTCAGCTCGATCGAGGTCACCGTCAATCCAGGTATAACCCGGATCTGGAACAAACATCGATCGTAGGTTGGGGAGGTTAAAAGCGTTAACCATTCCACCAACTCCAACACGGCTTCGAGCCTTGCCCGCTGACTTGCTTTTGTCGGAAGGGATAGTCTGCAGGTTGCACCCTCCCCCGAAGGCGTTAGTGCTCGATGACAGGCGGTACGTCTTTGGTGCTGATGTTCCACTTGCAGATCCTCCAATGTTGAATGAGCAGCGCATGCGGCCGTCGCTATCCAGCTCGGCCATCACGAAGTTGGTTTTGATCAGGGCGAAGGTGCGGATGTCGGCGATCGCGCTCACCAGGGGGCGCAGCAGCGGCTCGCGGCGGCCGATCGTCTGCAGCGCTTCATCATCGAGCGTGAGCTTGCCGGTGCCGCGCTTGAGCACTGGACGCTGGCGCAGATCCTGATAGAACAGCGCCTTCATCTGCGGGGTGCTGCGCACGTTGAGCGGGTGGCCGACCGCAGCCTCGATGTATTGCTGGCGCTCTTTGATCGCTGCGGTCAGCTCTTGTACAAGCTGCCGTCGGCGTTCACGATCGACAGCGACCCCCCTTTGCATCGCCTGCAGCACGGGCCAGAACATCGCCTGCTGAGCTGCATGAGGCCCCGTAAGCCGTAGTTGAGATACCACCTGCTCAAGTGCGCTCGCCACTTCATAGGTGTGTACGCAGTCCAGGCAGTTATAGCGCCACCATTGGCGCGCATCGTCTGCTGACAGGGGGTTGATGTTTTTGCCTTCGTCTTTCCAGTACACATAGTAGTCGCAGTACATCGAAGCTAGGTGAGCGAGCGACTTCGGCTGATCAGCAAACACCGCGTGCTGGCTGATCATCGTGTCTTGCGTGACGTGCGGCGTGAAGTGCCAGTCCCGGTACGTGTACTGCGCGTCGTAGAGGAGGTTTTGGCCGACGACCTGCACGTTGCGGTTGGTGAGCAGTCGATAGAGATGCCAGACAATATTGGTTTCGTCGGCGTGACTGTAATAATGGCCCCCAGTCCAGCTAACGAAGGGAATGCAGATCGCGTCAGTTCGACTCCAAGCGAGGCCTGCGACAGCAATATGTCCTGCTCTAGTTTCGAGATCAAAGGCGAGTCGTAGGGGATCTCGGTGCATACTTCTAACGTATAGTTGATAGAGAACTCGTATCGTGTCTTCATAGCTGGGTGCCACCATGAATTGGTAGTTGGGGATGGCGTAGGGTTGGTCGCGGTGCTTGCGGGCGCGCTTCAGGTCATGCACAGTGATGGCGCGCAGCGACCAATCACGCAGCACCGCGGCCGGATGGTAGGTGGGGATACAACGAAATTTCATAGCCAGGGCCACGCGCGCCGAGCCGCAATCAGCTGATAGATATAAGCCCGCGCCACACCATACTCCTCAGCTAGACGGCGGGCTGGCTCACCAGCCTTCATGCGATCGCGGATCTTCAGCACCTGCGCGGCTGACAGTTTAGCTCTTGGATGTCGGCTGCCGCGTAGTGAACGCCCGTGATTGATCATGTCAGCCGAATTTTGTTTCGGCGTACCTTCATACAGGTGCGCTGGGTTAACACAGTTTCTGGTACCGCAGCGATGTAGCACCCAGCCCTTGGACTTTCCACGAGTGAGTGCCTGCACTACACGATGCACGCGCTGCTGGTGGCCGTACAGCCCATAACCGTCCTTGTCGGTCGGCCCGGTCCAAAGCCAGCAGTCTCCTGGTGCACGAACTGATTTGGCATAGATCTCAGCTAGCCGTTCAACGCGGCTCGCATTTCGTTGGTATCGACGTCGAGCATCGAGCCTCTCCATTTGCCTATCCCCCACTGTCCGGTTAAAGCCCACATAGCGACGTTGCCTAGTGGGATGATCATTGAAGGCTGAGCCTGTTCTATCTCAGCGATCAGCAAAATAAATCCTTCGCGCACGCAAGGTAGCACCCAGCGATCGCGCAGCAGCACATGCTCGCTAGTCAGCGCTTTCTTGCTGCGGGCGAAAAATTGGGTGATGTCGTTTCTAGGCGGTCTCACTTTACAGACATTAGTCACGACACATTCAGTGCGGCTAATCCCAGCTTCACCCAACATTCGATCGAGTTCCTGGCCCGAGGCGCCGACAAATGGCCTGCCGAGCCGCTCTTCTTCGGCGCCTGGGGCTTCGCCAATAAGCATTACCTGACCAGCCACTGTATCCCCCGGCGGATGCGCAGCACCTGCGTCTTTTCGATGCCGTGCTCCTTGGCGACCTGCCGCGATGGCCGGATGTCCGCTGCAATTTTGCGCACCTGCCCGGTCGTTAGCTTTGCCCGCCCGTTACGCGCACCGCTGCGAGAAAGTGCACCGCTTCGACCAGCGTGGGCTACATTGTCAGCAGGCGTACCAACCAAAATATGGCGGGGGTTGCAGCAACTAGCGTTGTTGCAGAGGTGCATGGCTACCTCAAGCGGGAAAGGCAGCAACCGGCGCTTATACTTCTCCTGTGCAACAATCCTATGCACGTACCACTGCCGGCCTTCAGCACCGAACACGCCGTGCCCAGCGTGGCTCTTGCTGCCCTGCCAGGGCCAGCACTCGTTGATGCCTCGCCGCAGCACAAATTTGTGGTAGGCAAACCTGCTTTGCCGTTTCATCACTGCTTCCTCGGCATCCCCGCACCCTCAAGGATGCGCTGGCGGTGCATGTTGGACTCGAATTCGTTGATCGCCTTGGTGAGGGCTTCGACGAAGCCTGCGATCGCATCCGGTAGTGCAGGGCCGGGCAGATCGAACACCAGCGGGACCTGCATGGTGCGGCCTGGGCCTTGCAGCTGAATGTTGGTGCGGCCCTTGAAGAAGGGCACGCGGGCGATGTCGTAGTCGCCCTCCGCATTGATGGGGGCGTGGCAGAGGATCTCGCCGTTCAGTAGGTCGGTGACGGTGGTGACGTCCCACAGGTTGGCGGTATCGAGGCCTTTGATTGTGAACTCAGCCATGTGTACTCCGATGCGCGTGTATGCGGAATGCGCGCCCCTCCGTGTGCGTGGCTGCGAAGGGGGTTACGGCGCAGTCACAGCACCCACTTCTGAGTAGATCTGCTGATCGTTGCCGATGCGGTGCTTGATCACGATCTTGATCTGCCGGCCCACCAGCATGCGAGCGCTGAAGGGCTGCCCTTTCTGGTTCAGGCCGGTGGCCTCCCGGTAGATGCGCAGCCGGAAGTTGCGTCCAGGACCCAGGTCAAGCGAGCCGCCATCGGTCAGGTCCAGCATGATGCTGTCCTTCATGCGCACCACCGGCGGGATGCCCTGCTGCTGCAGCTGCGGGGTCGTTTGCGCCTCCAGCTGCACGTCGAACTTCTTGCCACTCTTGGTGCCATCGCGCGACTGCCAGTCGTTCTGCTGCAGGTCGGTGATGGTGGCGATCAGCTCAGTGCCGGCTGGGATCGGCGGGCTGCGCTCTAGCGCCTCGGTGGTGATTGCGTCCAGGAAGTTCTGCGGATCAAAACTCACAGTATTCACAATGATCTCCTTTTACTTGGCTACGTTGGGTGTTAGCCGACCGCCGCGCGATTGCCATTTGGTCAGGATCTGCGCGAAGTCGGGCTTGATGGTTGGGCTATCAGGTAGGTTGCGGCACTTAAGGTCCGCCTGGGCGTGGGCTGTGCACCAGTTGTACTGGCCGGGGCCTTTCTTCTCAGCCAGCACCACGTCGCTGAACATCGGTGGAAGCTTCGGGGCGAGCTTGCTGCCGAGCGTGGCGACGGTGATCTTGCTGCCGCCGAGCACCTGATCGGTCTCGCGCTCGATGTGAGCGGTGAGGATAAAGTGGCAGCGGCAGCCGTCGGTGAGCATGCGGATCAGCTTTTCGATCTGATCCATTGCGATACCCCAATCGCTTTGGCTCTTAACAGGCTTACCGCCGACAACAAGGCTGAGAGCAATCGGGTTAACGCCAGACAGACTATCAATGACAAGAGCACGATCAGGACCCCAATCAGTAACAGGACCATGAGAGGTACCGCTACGATCGTCTGGAAAGTTATTGAGGGCTTTAAGTAGGTCGACGAATTGGTTGTGTTTTCCACGGTTGATGTCTTGCTGTTTGGCGAGCATGTCGAGGGCGAGGCTGTTGACATTAGTGGCAGCGGCGGCCAGTACGTCGAATGTGATGGCACTACGGGGCAGCACATGCCAGTGCAGGTTTCCCGGCACGGCCAAGTGACGATCCGTCCAGTATCCAAGCAGTGTCTCAAGGCCGTTTTCTGTGAATAGGACATAGGTTTCTACTCCCGCATCGACCAGCGTGCCGATGCTATGGGTCTTGCCGGTGCCGGCAGGCCCTTCAACCAGAATGTTGAATCCAGGCAGTAGGGAGGGTTCATTCAAGGCAGCCTCCCGCCCTTAGGGCTGATACGGGCCAACTCGTCAAGGGCTTCGGTGAGTGCATCGTTGTGCGGCACCTCGGGCGTGGCGGCGCGCTGGTAGTACTTCTCGTGGGCTTGCTCTTCCAACGTGCGCTCAGGTGGAGGCGGTGGTGGGTCTATTTGATCCGCCGAAGTGGTCAGCCCAACAGCCAGGGCCCGGGCTGTTGCAGGAGGCAGGCTGAGCCACGACAGTGGTCGATCGATCCACACCACCACCTCCCCCCGATACGTGTCGAGGCGGAATTTAACTGGAGTGTCGTCCATGCAAGATCTCCTATTTGTGCTTGTTCAGTTCGCCCAACAGGTAGCGCGTGGCTTCCTGAGAAGCTGCGCTGTTGTCGTGCCGGTCGGGATGGCACAGCTGCAACAGGCGGCGCAGCATCGTGCGGTCCAACGATGGGCCGGCGGGCTCACGACGAGCAGCAGCATGACCGGCGGCGAAGCCTGCCTTGCGCGCCTCGTCAACCATTCGCTGTACGTAGCAGCGCCAGCACTCAACGAAGGTTGAGCCTTGCTTGACCGGGCCGCCGCACGTAACGCACGCACGAGCCTTTGGGGTGTGGGAGCTGATTGCAAACTCCAGCGGTTCATCAAGCAGCCGTTGTGGATTCATGGCTTCGTTCGCTAGTAGTGCTTCCAGTCCCACTGACATTGGGTAGCTCCACACTGGTACGGGTGAGCGGGTCCCAGCGGCGGTGCGTGAACTTGACCTGCAGGTGCGCCACGGGGTCCTGAGACAGACAGGCATCGCGGTACTGGCAGCCGCCGAAATCGGTGCACGCATGATCGAGGGCGTGACGGTAGTAGCCACGGCGGTAGTCAAAGAGCATCAGCTCGATAGTCTCTAGCAGCTCCTCGTACCAGCGCTCGATCATCCACGGGGCGGTGTAGACCGGGACCTGCTGGGTCTCGAACTTGGTCTTAAGGATGCTCACGCCGCGCACGATCGTGCCAGCGACGTCGATGCCGCTAAGCTTGGCTCCCCAAGCATAGCCGGTGAACTGCGCGCGTAGATCCCACTGCCGGCTCCAGGTGGGCCCGAGCGAGCTGGTGGTCTTCTCGTCGCACAGGTACTGGGCGCCGGCAAAGTTGACGATGGCATCGGCGCGGCCCGCGTAGATCAATGGGTCGCCGCTGACTGGATGGGCAATGGGCAGCGGGTGGGCAAAGCCGAACTCGATGGCTCGGCGGCCGCTCGGCAGCAGGATGGGCTCAAAGTTCCCATCGCGCAGCAGCGGATAGTTGGCGTAGTAGAACTCGAAGGCGCCCTTCATGCGGTCGAGCGTCTTGGCGATGTAGGGCGGGGGCACGTAGTCGCCCCAGAACTCCTCCAGCGCCTTGAGGCCCTGATAGATGGCGAACTCGGCCGACGTCTGATTCTCGTAGAAGCAGCGCCGTGTAACCTCCAGTGCGTGTGCGAAGGCGCCGCCGGCGTGAAGGTGAGGCGATGGGTCGGGCGATGCCCAGCAATCCAGGTACTGGTACTTGAAGAGCGTGCCGCACGATTTGTAGGCGGACAGCATCGAGCTGTCGAGGACAGATGGAAAGAACTGCATGGAACCCCCGGCTAACGGATGTGATCAGGTCATGATCTGGTTGACTAAATCGAGTTGCTGGCCGACGGGCTTGACCTTGCGGCGCGGCGCACAGGCTGCCGCCAGCTCAGCATGGTCGTAGTCGCAGCCCCCGAGGCAGCCGGCAAGGTGCTCGCGGGCGGCCTTGATGGTCAGGCGCTTGGGGCGCGGCCGAGCGGCGAAGCGGTCCTCGCGCAGTGCAGCGATGGCGTTCGCGTAGTCGGCGAGGGTGATGGTGCCGTCAGCGCATTGCTTGCGCCACTGGGCAAGCTGTTCGCGGCCAGCGGCGGTCACTTGGATTCCTGTTTGACGAGGTAGCCCTTCAATAGGCGCACGATCAGGTCCTGATAGCGACCTTTGGGCACACGTTGCTCATTGTGGTCGAACAGGTGCCGGTCGAGTCGGCGCCGCAGCGATTGTGGCAAGTGGAGGTTGAGCCGCGTGATCGGCTCATCCGATGCTTGTTGTGGCATTGCGATCTCCCTGCGTTATGTCGCGAATGTAGGCGCTTGACGCCCGCATTGCAACGTAGGCGCCTACATGGTTACTTCTTAACCACCTACGCTATTAGCTCGTAGGCTCCGGCAGAGGCGCGCGCGTCAGCACGTAGAAGAAATGTCGTGCCAGATCAAGAATCAATCAAGAGAAGAGAAGAAGAAGAGGTTCGGCGAGGAAGAACAGCCGCCCGATCAGAGGTGTCGTGCCAGAGTTGGCGTCGGCGGTGCACAAAAAAAGAGCCGCACATCGCTGGGCGGCTCAAAGTTGCTAGCACCTGCGTAGTGGGAACAACGGGCCAGTGCTAGCTTTCAGACCGTGGAGTCACGCGGCCTGTGTTCAATGCGGGGCCCCTGCAGGTCCGGTTCCCTGCTTCGCCGGGGGCCAGCGGCGGCTCGGCTCGATCAGGGTAGCTGTTGTTGTGGTGGCTGTCCACCTGACTCGCTCTCCGCTTTACGTTTCCGCTTCTCGCGCAGCGCCTCACGACGTCCGCATTCGTAGCCGTCGAACCACTTCCACCAGCCGCTGTCATCAAAGTCCCGGTTGTAGCCGTGACCCCATCGCCTCGCATAAGCAGCCAGCGCTCGCAGCGAGAACTCATCCCAATCTGGTTTGCGTTTCTTAGCCATCGGACCCGTTCTCCGGAGGTTTCTGCGCCTCGATCTCCTTCAGCAGCAGGTGCAAGTCGGTCGCCTCATTGAGCAGTCCAGAGTCGAAGTAGCGCCGCGTCGGCTCGGGCGTTGGCTTGAAGCGTGAGAATCGGAATAGTTTCATGGTGCTGACTCGCTCTCCGGTCGTAGATCTCGGTACCAACCCCACTTCTCAGCCTTGCGGCGGAACGCGGCTAACGATTGGTCGCGGGCTCGCTCAGTCTCAAACCACTGGAACTGGCGGTGCCATTTGCGTTCCCATAGCCACTTCACTTCATAGCTATATCCGTAAGGCTTCGCTACCCTGCGATGTGGCTTTGCCGCTGGTGTAGCGCGCTCAGGCTCAGGATCGGTCTTACGGCCGTCGCTTGGACGGACCCGACCCAATCGCTTAGCGTCCTTGCCTACGTCGTAGTAACTCATGTGCCTGCGGACCCGTTCTCAGCTACTCGCCAATCTTGATGCCGCAGCGGATGCAGTAGCCACCGCCCGGCAGGAAAGTGTGCCGCCCGGCCTCGCAGAATCCGGGATGCGTAGCCGACGTTTCCTCCGGTGGCCGTTCCTCCAGCCCTCTATTGACGCGCTTGCGATGTAGGTAGCACCCATCGGCACACCTTGGATCAAGGACAGCTGCCGTCTCGTCAGCGGGTCCGAGCGCCTGAGCGGCGATAGCCCGCATATCGTCGGCATCCTGTTTGTAGGTGCGGAATGACGATGATCTCAGGTCCCGAATTTGCGCCAGCGCAGCGCGCAAGGCGCGCACTTCGACCCAGACATTGCCGCGGCTGCCGATCTGAAGTCTCTCCAGCTCGCGCTGCAGGCGGTAGATAATCGCGTCATTAGCATTTAGCTCGTCGACCAAGGCTTGGCAGCGAGCCTGCAGCCGCTCGATCTCGTCGGCGGCCCTGCCGGCCATATCACCAATAGGTCCATCCGGGCAGTCATCGGCGGTATGGCGCAGCTCGGCTACCAGCGAATTTGAGGTCCGAGAGTCGGCCCCCGTCGGAGGAATCAAACCTCCTGTTCGGCCTAGACCGTCAGCTTGGCCTTCGCTGGTGGTTGTCATCGGCTCTGCCTCAGCACGGGGATTCTCGGTCCGCTGTTCGCTCATGGTTGCTCCGCCGGCACCAGCTTCGCGAAACATACTGGGCATTCCCCGCCCCATCGCGCAGCGACCCCTTTAAATTCACATCTTTGGCACCGAACGGCCGCGTTATTCGGCTGGACCCGCGCGGCCTCGGGCTCTTGGGGACTTTCGTGGTGGTGCCCCCAGCCTGTTGTTCGTATCGCCTTCTCGATATCCACGTCCATCCAGGGCTCGTGCCATTCGCCGTGGACGCGGCAACGCCACCACGGGCGGACCCAGCCTGGCGGGCAGATGCAGTGCTCAGGATCGTCCCTGTGGCCCCTGTAGCGCTGTTCCGATGTCCGGGAGTCAGGAGCGGACATAGTCAACTCCCTTGCCGCGTGGTCGCATCGCATGAAGCGCCTTCAGCAACTGCTGGCGGGTGATGCGAGCTTGGCCGCCGCAATCGAACACCACTGTAATGCTGCCCTCGTTGACGTAAAACCACGCTTTCTTGGCATACCCCATAGCGCGGCAGTCCACCGGCTCCCTGCGGTTGTAGCGCGGTTCAGTAGTCCACTGCTCAGCCAAGGGGGAACTCCAGTAGGCGCACCTTGCGCTCTAGCGCATCGATGCGGTCCCGTAACTCATCGTTTTCGGCGCAGACCTTGCCGTAACACGCCTCAACCGCCCGGGCATCCGAGCGGAGTCGTTCGATTTCGGCGTGCAGCGGCTTGGTAGCCGCGTCCTGAATGTTCTGGATTGCAGCACGCAACGACTGGTTGGCCCATTCTGCGTCGCTCGGTTCTGCCGTCATCGCCGCTTCCTCGCCAGCCTCTTCAGCACAGGACAACTGCGCTGGTTGTGTCCAAGCTCCCGACAAAAGCCGCAGCGGCGCTCAACCATCGTCACCCTCACAGGCTCGAAAGAGATCCAGAGTTTTGCCGGCGCCTTGACCCGCACCCGCTTGGCCTGCTGCGCGCGGCAACGCTCCAGGTAACGCTCGATTTCGGGTATCGGTTCCGATGTCCGGTTACTTTCTGCCATGCCTCCCCCTCACCGCCGCCAATCCCCCAACGAGCAGCACGAGCGGCGCAAGCGCACCACTCGGGTCGATCTCAGGTACTGCGGTGGGCGCGAGCGCGAAGCTGGTTGCCGGGGGATCGGTGTTGCCCGGCTGACACGCGTAGCTCGCGCCATTGCCGTTGGCCTGCCAGCATTCGCACCAGCCCGTGTCCCCACAGCCATTAGTGTAGATCTGCGCCTCGGCTGCGCCGCTCAGCATCAGCCCCATCGCTACGATCTTCCATGCGTTCATGTGTACCTCCTTTGCGCCTAGTCATCCTCGTCACCTTCTGGCCACTCGGGCTCGGTTTCCATCAGCATCGGCCGATTGTCTTCGTCGTCCGATTCGTCTAGCTCGGTCTCCTCGAAGGGCATCAGCTGTCGTCCTTCAGCGGCACCACCGTACGTGTGGCATCGCCGGGCTGCGCGTTCTCGATAACATTCGCCAGCTTGCGCAGCGACATGGCCAAGCTGATGCAGCCCTCGCGCGGCCCTGCGGTGCGCGCGCCCATGTAGATCGCCTGATCATCATCGGCTGGCAGCACCACCACCACCGCGCTCGCTACCCAGCTCATGTTGAACAAGATGGTGCTGAGCTGCTCAACCAGCAGCGAGCGCTCGGGCGATACCTCCAGGTCGCGCTTAATCTCCATTGGTGCGCCTGCTGTGCTGTGAGCTGAAGTAGCTCGGGTGCTGCTCGCGTGGCCAATACCGCCGCGCGCGCCACCACCAATACAGTCGATTGAACCAACGCTTCATGCTCTGCCCCTCCTCACTTGCTCGATCATGTCCTGGTTGAGGGTGATCGCCCGCTCGATGCCGGCCAGATAGCCGCTCGTCCATGCGCGCGTGAGCATGAGTTCAATGAGCTTGCGTACATCACCATCGCTGGTCGCCATCAGCTCAGCGCGATCGCACACAGTTTGCGCGTACTCCTGCGCACGATCAGTCACATAGCCTTGATTGCTCATCGAGCCTCCCCGTTGTTCCACGATTCGCCGCGTGCGATGCGGCGGATGGTCTCATAGCTGACGTGGTAGTCGGCCGCGATCCGCCGGGAGCGCTCGCCTTGCGCGAGTCGCTCCTTGATGCGTCGGACCTTCTCCGCGGTCAGCTTGGCTGGCCGGGCTATTCTCATGCAAGCGACTCCTCGGGCGGCAGTGGCTCGTTCGCCAAGGCCTCCCAGTTGGGCACCGCCGGTGCGTGATAGAGCTGAGCGTAGCGGCGCAGCCCAGCAGCGCACGTAGCAGCGTCCTCTGCCCAGTACCGGGCCGTGAGTTCGCGCATGCGGTTGTAGAAGGTTACTTGATCGCGCAGCCCCAGGCGCTTGCAGGGCGTGTCCTTCTCGAAATCCACGATGGACTCGATGACATGGCCGACGGGGCAGCCCGCGAAGCGCCCGATCCATCCGAGCGCGCAGCCGGGCGTGCCACAGTCAGGCACACGCACGCGGCTGAAATCGAACTGATCGGGATACCGCTCGATATGGTCAGCGGCGCGCATGATTGCAGTATAGATATCAGCCATTGCTGATCTCCTTCTTGCCTACCTCCCAGGTCGGTATCAACGTGCCCTGCTTCCAGAGCGCGAAGATGCTGCGCTGCGCCTGGAACTCATTGCCCTTCTGCAAGCTGACGATACCTTCGTAGGTGATGGTATCGCCCTTGCTCTCGATCAACTGCTTGCGCAGCTTGCCGAGCGCACCAAACCCGCGGCCCTGAAATGCCGTGCGGTTGATGTTGTACTTGCGGCCTGCGCATGCGAGTCGGCCGGTGCCGGTCCATCGAATGCCGTGCCGTTTGCTCGTCGATGACTCGACGGCCGCGCCGTTGCGGCTGCGGTGTGGCGTAGAAAGCAGTGTAACTGCCTCCAGCAACATGCTGTCTCGCAAGGGCTTTGGCAGCAGTGGAAATAACTCGTTCCAATCAATATGCGACTGAATGTGCATGGTCCCTCCGTGAATGAAGGGGCTAAGACTACAACAACAACAACGCCGATGCAATCATTAGGCATATGAGGCATTAGGCATACGCGCCGTTAGGCATATGAGGCATATGACGCATTAGGCATATGAGGGGTTAGGCATATGCCGGTTAGGCATATGAGCTTGAGGCATATGCCGAGCGCATGGTGCGGCGCGGCGGCCCTGGGGATGGCCTGTGGATAAGCTGTGGATAACGCAAAACGCGGGCACGGGGCATCCTCGGGTGACGCGCCCCGTGCGCAGACTCAGGTCCGCTAGTTGTGATGGGCTGACATATCAGTCAGCCGTACTCGCTTGCCGTACGTCACCTCCACAAATGTGCCAGCGTCAGAATGGCGCCGGCGGTTCGCATGCGGCCGTCTGGCCGCGCGCGTACGTTGCGTGCTTGGGTATTCACCTCCAGTGATTGCTTCAGAATCGAACACAGGGCCGCTCGTGTCGGGCCCCCCTACAGAACGTAAGGGGGACCGTAGCTAGCGTCCTAGCAAACGCTGCGCCGAATGGCGCGCGTGTCCATCTTGGTCTGTTGGATCAGCTCAGCATTCCCGTTGAACGCGCGATGAACAACCTCGCTCAGCGCGACCTCAAGGTCAGGCCGCTTTTCGGCGACTGGCCGCTCGGCGGCCTTGAGAATCGCCATCTGACGCGACATTGTCAGCGCGGCCTGTAGCAGCGCGTCGGGGCTCAGGTTGACAACCTTGGTCCCCTCGGCCTGCAAGCTCAGCTGCGCGAGCTTCGCCCGTTTGACAACCTCAGCCACCACCGCAGGGATGCAGCCGGCCAGCACATTGCCAACCTCGGTCAGGTTGGCGCGCGGGTCGATCGCACCCTTGCCGTATGCGTACAGCAACCGCTGTACCGCATGCGCGTCTGGCGCCGTAACCTCGATGACAGCATCCAAGCGCCCAGGTCGGAGCATTGCAGGATGAATGCCATCCAGATTGTTGGTTGTTAGGACAACAATCAGGTTAGCGTCTTTGCTGTCAATGCCGTCGATGGTGTTGAGAATGTCGTCCATCTCAACGGTACGCTCGCCCGTCACCGCGCGGTCAATGTCTTCACAGAAGATTGCGCACGCTGGCGACTGGTATCGCTTCGCAAACGCAATGGCAGAGGCAAGCTCGGCCGCACGTTCCACATACAGGAACGTAATGCCGTGCTTGACTGCCAGCATTGATGCCACCGTGGCGGCCAGCGTTTTGCCGGTGCCAAAGGTGCCACCGAGCAGAATGCCGCGCTTTACGGGAATGCCGTTAGCGAGGCAGTCAGCTGCGCGCGTGATCGGCGTGAACAGATTAGTCCGCACGGCCTGCTCGACATCAGCCGAGAAAATCAGGTCGGACTCGCGCACACCGCTCGTGTCGATGAACGTCACTTGCGGCATGGTCTGCACGTCGCCGTCGCTGTCAGTGAACCGGATGCGAATGGCCTTGCCTCGATAGATGCTTGCGGCCTCTATCTCAGCGCGAACCACTGCAAACAGCTGCAGCACGCTTTCCTCGTCCATGCGCTTGACCTCGGCGCTGAGCACAAAGCACGCCATGCCATTCTGTACAGTGGCGCCCGTATCAATGTGGCCTGTGACGTTGGGAAGCGTGAAGCGCCCCCAGCCGACTTTCGCCCACTGATCCGGACCAATCTGCACATTCATCATGCGCGGCGGATTGTCCCCGAAAAAGCCCGGAGTCGGCGCAGCTGGCGTCCATCCGTAGATGCGTTCGATTGCGCGCTGAAAGGCGAATGCGCCATCCAGCGGTAGCACTTCAAACACCTCTTGCAGGGTGCATACCTGTTGCTCGTATTCCATGCGCGACTCTATGAGCTTCACCGCGCCGGCCAGCGTCATCCGTTGCGGGATGATCAGCTTGTCGCCAGTGCGCTCAACGTCGCTCACAACAACGGGCTTTTTTGCTTTGCTCTTAATTTCATCCAATGTAGGCATTGTCTAGACTCCATCTGTTTGGTTGATGAATTGCGAGAGTGCAATCCTGTCAGCCCTATGCTCACAACATAGGGCTGTCTGCATTGCAGTCAGTGGCGGATCAGATCACTAGGCACAGGGTTATCGATGCCCGCATCCAGTGTCTGCGCTAGCTTGTCGCGGAACGCGCGCACCAGCTGGCGACACTTGGCAGGGAATGGCCACACCTCCAGTTGGCCGCCCGTGAGCTTCTGTACAAACTCGTCAAAGGACGGACCATATTCGCCGAGATGCTCGCCCGAGATGTTCACCGCGAAGCTAGTCACCGCGCGGCTGTCATCGTTCGCGCTGTGAATGAACACAACAGCGCTGTCGATGGTGCGGGGCCCGCCATCGCCCAGGTTGATGGTGACGGGCGAACCCTTGTCGGTCGCGGTGTGCTGCGCGAATGCGATTAGCGCCTTAAGAGCGCGCGTCACATCATCAGCAGCGGCCTGCTTCTCGGCGGCCGATGAATTGGTGCCGACTTGTGCCAGTAAGTGCATAGAGTGCTGTTTCATTGCGTAAGACTCCATTGGTAGATTGAACAAACACCGAACAGCAGCCACTAGGGGCCGCTGTCCGCTGTTAGCTCAGCTGCGCCTGCGCCTTGTCCAATCGCCGCTCCAAGCGTGCGAGCGTGCGCTTAGCGCGCTCCCAGCGCTTGAACGCGCGTGACAGCTTGGACTCGGCGGCGCGCAGTTGATCTAGCGCCTTGCCGTACTGCTCGCCCGGATTGCGCCGGCTCACCGCAATGCCGTTTCGGTGATGGCGGGCACGATGACGAGCGCAAACACGACAAGCACAAACGCTAGCCAATTGGGCATCTCGACGTGTCGTGCTTGCCGGAAGCGCAGCCGGCGGCGTGTAACGCGGCTCACAGTGAGGACTCGCAGAGCTTGCGCAGCTGCCATGCGGCCGCGACTGCGCCGGCCTGAGACCTGTACAGGTCACTGCTCGCCGCGATGATGACGCCGCGATAGCGCACCGCAGCACGGTAGAGGCCTGCGCCTGTGTAATAAATGATTGCTTTCATAGTGACTCCGGTTGTTGTGGGACAGTGGACAGCGCACGCGACCGCGTACGCTCTTGTCTGTCTCACCTCAGAGCTTTGGCTGCCCGACGTCCTAGCCGCATGCCGGCTGTTTCCCCAGATCTGCTCGGGCTCTCGACCGTTACACGGGCCGCTCGTGGCTTCGCTGTTTGCCGTTACCGACTTTCGTCGGCCTTGTCGGCGCTGCTATCGGTCGAGCCAGCACAGCGCGGATTGTCCGTCCGCGTCTCTTACGAGACTGCGCCAAAATGCCACAACAACAACAACAGGTGCAATAGAATAACCTGTGGATAACTAACAATTTTTGCTTGTGCTGCGCAGCAGGGGGCTGCTGCAAGTGTGCATCGCGCGTGACGCAATAGGAGCGTCTAGGAGCGGCGCTGCGTGCCGACCCGCTACGTTGGTATTGCCTGAGCGAGATCGCGGTTTTGCTGCAGTCGCACAATCAACAACTTACGCGCGACAGCTAGAATTGACTAATGCCTGTGAATCAGTGACTTAGCGCGAGATGCTCAAGTAGCAGCCTCCGACCTGCTACTCGAGCGTTTTTGAGAGTTATTCGCATCTCGTGTGAATTGTGTGGATAAGTGCTAGTCGTTGAGCTTGCCGCCGTGCTTGGCGCGCCAGTCAGCCTCGGCTGCCGCTCGGATCGCGTCGACCTCTTCTTGGGTGATGTAGCGCACGTTGGCCGGCGCTGCCACTACAGGCGCGGGCGCGTGCGCGTAGGCAATGCGATCGCGGATGTCGTAGACAGTGGTGCGCGACACGCCGTGCTTGATGGCGGCCTGTCTGACTGTCATCCCTGAGAACAGGTCAACGCGGATCTGCTCAGCCTGCTCGTAACTCAGTCGTCCCATGTGTGTGCTCCTTGCGTTGGTTGGATGGATCGACGCGGAGTCTACGCTGTTGTGATGTAGTGCGCTCCAGTTTGGTCTTGGGCCTTCTCTCCCTCCCCCCCTGTCCTACATGTACGTAGTATTTATATAGATGAGAATCATTATCATCTGAGCGCGCGCGCGCGTGCGATGCGTGTATGGGCGCGCGTGTGAGGTGCGCGTATTAGAGAGGGAGAGAAGGCCGCGAGGGTAAGTGGAGCGCACGACACTTGCGCGCCGCGCAGCACGACAGCAGCTTACTTAGCTGCGACCGCTCGCGTAGCACGCTAGCTAGGCATGCTATGTGCTTGATATTGCTAGCAATGCTGATGTTACATAATGGAGATTATGCGAAGTTGCACTGCAGCATGACATAATGCATGTGGATAAGCTGTGGATAAGCTGTGGATAACTCTGGTGCGCTGCGACAAGGGGGTGGGGGGAAAATCGATGGTGACTGCTAGTGCTTCAACCGCGTTTTCGTTATGCGCCGCAGCTACGTGATGTGGGCGCCTACATGCATGCAGCTACGCGGGCAGCCGCGCGCGGCATGGGCGCCGATGGTTGCTAGGTGCCCGCATCGAGCGTAGGTTGCGGGGCGCAACCCCTGGTGGTTGCTGACGGGGAGAACTACATCCTGTGGTAGATGAGCCGGCTGGGCCAGATTCAGCGACAAGCGTCCCTCCCTGCGCGCCCGACGAACCCGGTCCGGCCGGCTCGCTGCCCGATCCCACCCTCGCCACCGGTCGCTTCGGGCTCAACGAGGACGGCAGCCCCACGCGCTGGCCCTGCGGCAAGCAAAAGGGCATCCAGAAGGTCCACTACACCCACGAGGCGATGATCGAGTGCATGATCGCCCACCCGGAGTGGACGCAGCGCCAGATCGCTGAGTACTTCGGCTACAGCGAGGTGTGGATCTGCAACATCATCGCCAGCGACGCCTTTCGCGAGCAGATGGTCAAGCGCAAGGACGAGATCATCAATCCCGTCCTCAAGGCCAACGTGGAGGAGCGCTTCAACTCCAACCTGCGCATGGCCCTCGACCTGATCCAGGCCCGCCTCTCCACCGGCGTCGTCAGCGACAACTTCCTGCTGCGCACCACCGAGATGAGCGCCCGCGCCCTCGGCCTCGGCGCCCCCAAGCCGCCCGCACCCACCACCCCCAACATGCACCTGCATCTGCACGAGATGTCAGAGCGCCTCACGGCCCTGCTGGCCCAGAAGCGGGGCACCACCATCGACTCGGAGCCCACCAATGGCTGAGATCAAGCGCACCCACCACGCCGGCGTCGGCCGCTACCTGGATAAGGGCAGTGTCATGGGCCAGGAGGTCGATCGCTCCAACTGGCGCACCGGGCGCACCCACACCGAGGCCCCCAAGATCCGCGGCCCCGTGCACGTCGCTGTAGGCAGCCCCGTGCGCGCGCCGGTCGTGCGCCAGCGCGTCATCTACACGCACGAGACCAGCGCCCTTGAGGCCGCCTCCAGCAATCGCACGCTCACCCAGCACCACATCCTTGCCGGCATGAAGGAAGTGGTCCCGGTGCGCATCAAGAAGGGACTACCGTAATGAGAGCTACCCGCGTATCGCTGAATCTGGGCTCGACCGGCTACGCGCCCACGATCCTGCACGACACATGGCAGACGCCCAACAACATCACCCTCGCGCTCAGCGGGGCCAACGGCTCGGGCGCGGTCTCGGGCACCTGCACGGTGCTCTACACGGTCGATGATCTGTCAGACGCCGCCGCGCGCTTCGTCGCCTCGATCACCCAGTCCACCAACACCATCACGGTCACCGGCGACAACGGCTGGCCCGGCCCGGGCGGCTTCACCGGCACCGGCAACATCTCGCAGGCGGGCAACGGCGATGCCGGAGCCCACAACCTCGTGGTCGGCGACATGGTGATTCTGGAGGCCACCGGGGCCAAGATGGACGGCATCTACACCGTCACCACCGTCGTGAGCGCCACCAGTTACACGCTCACCTCGATGCTGAGCCAGACGGCCACCGCCTCCCAGAGCGCCCGCGTGACCAGCGCCCGCATGTACACGCACAGCGTGCTGGCGGCGATCAACCTCGCCACCAACCCCAAGTCAACGAGCAACTACACCTTCCCCGTGACCAGCTCCACTCTACAGTGCACGATCGCGGGTGCCGGCATCGCAACGCTCGCTGTCCTGCAGGGGGGCATGTCCTCGTGAGGCTTGCCGCATGACAAGGAGCGCCAATGAGACTGTTGCTTGCCTTCATGCTAGCCGTCGCCATCGCGGCCTGCGTAAATCATGCTACCGCGCAAGGCCCCTCGGCCGTGCTCAGCTGGACGGCGCCGACCACCTACACCAACGGCTCGTTGATTGGCTCGGCCACCATCACCTACAACATCTATCAGGGGTTAACTGGCCAGGAAGGTACGACGCCAGTTCAAACCAACCTTAGCGCGACGACGGCTACCATCACCGCCGGCCTAACCCCTGGTACCACGCAGTGCTTTGAAGTCACTGCGCTGGTCGCCGGTGTCGAATCTGCCAAGTCCAACGAGGCCTGCAAGACCTTCGCCCCCTTGGTCCCGAGCGCGCCAACCAGCCTAACGGTGCATTAGCCATGAATCTTCTCTTCTCTTTTCTTGGTCTTCTCTTGGTCTTGGTCTTGGTCTTGGTGCACCGCCGACACCATGGACTTGCCGCAAGGTCTGCGCCCCTGTTCTTTCTCGCAAGCCTTCTTCTCTCTGCCGACACTAGTGCACAGGTGACATCGCCCAATGGCACGACATATGTGCCGGGCGGCGGAGGCGGCGTGACAGTGACCGGCGGTGCGCCCACCGTCGGCCATTGCGTAGCCTTCTCGGGAGCAACCTCCATCACCGATTCGGGAGGTGGCTGCGGCGGCTCTCCCAACTTCAGCACAATCGGTACAGGCACTAACACTACAGCCACCATGACGGTGAGCACCGGTGCCTTGCTAACTACCAGCGGCACCGGCGCAATCAACACTACCACCCCCTCCACCAACAGCGCTGCCGGCGCAGCTTCAGCGGCCGCCTTAACTTTCAGTGGTGCCCCTTATTCAGCTGGCACAGGGACAACGAATTTTCCGCAGATTTACGAGAACACGACCGGTGCCACTGCGCCCACGACCTTCAGCACCGGCGGCACCTACCAGGGCATCAACTCGGCCAGCGGATTCGCCGGCAATTACTACGACTTCTATGCGAACGGCAGCAAGATCGCATCATTCGATTACCTTAACACCTGGGGGCTCGAAGGCTATTTCGGCGGTGTGGGAGCTGCAGAGGCACAGATCCACACGCTCGATAATCAGCTAGGCACCAAAAACTACATCGCCATCGGAGCCGGCAGCTACAACATTGGCAGCCCTAGTGGCACGGCGGCCTGCCCAGGCTATTTATTTAGCATCGCCTCTGCGCCCGCAGGATCGTATTACTACAACACCTCGATGTACATCGGCGGGGCTGGTGATTTTTTCGTCTGCGGCGGCAATGCAGCGCCTGTCGACGGCTTCTTAATGCAGGACAACACTGTAAATAACAGCGAGCTGTTCGAGATTCTCAACAGCGCCGGCCATGGTCCTCAGTGGTATGTGCGCACTGATGCGAGCACGACCTGCCCTGGCTTGGGCAGCGGCTTGAGTTTCTCTGGTCCATGCGTTGTATTTATGAACGACGCGCTCAGCACGGGCAACGTGCTGCCCTACTTCATCGAATCGCGCTTCGGGTCCTTGCACGCGGTCTACGGTGTATTAGCTAATGAAATTATCGAACGTGTAGGGGATACAACTCCGACCACCTTTTTGCTAGCCACCAGCACCGGTACTAGCCAAGCGACGGTGACCCTCGGTGATACGAATGCGAGCAGCGCAACCACCGTCACGGGCGGCACAACGGGTGGCATAACAATCGGCGCTGCTAGCGTCCCAGTCACCTTCGCGGGCGTGACGGGCACGACTCAATGCCTCCAGGTCAACAGTTCTGGTCTTTTAGCCGGCACTGGCTCTGCTTGTGGTAGCGGCGGCTCGACCGCATTTAGCTCCATTACCACTGGCAGCAACACCACTGCCACCATGACCGTTGGTTCTGGTGCTTCAATCATCACCAGCGGCACGGGCATCGTTACTGCCACATCAACCAATGGCTACGCCACTGCCTCTCTTCCTACCTGCAACAGCGGCGCCAAGGGGCAGGTCGCCTACACAACCGACAACACGCCAGCCTTCGCTTTTTGTAATGGAACCTCGTGGGTCAGCGGTGGCGGTACTACCTTCACCATGGCCGGTACCGGCTGCACTCCGACAGGCGCCACCGGCGGAGCTACCACCGGCAAGTTCACCCTCGCCAGCGGCCCCTGCACCGTCGTTACTATCACCTTCAACGGCGCTGTCGGTATGACAGCAACCAATGGCTGGCACTGCGATGTCGGCGACGATACTGCCCAGAACGCCGGCACTTGGATTCCACATTGGGGCCAATCTTCCTCCACGACCACCACCGCTGCTATCCCGATCCCCGCTGCCGCAGGGACGACGGACGTTATTAGCTTCAACTGTTCGCAGTACTAAACATGCGCAGACGCGAAGTAATTGCCGGGCTCGCTGCTGCGGCCGTTGCCGACAAGGCAATCTCGGCTATTGGCGCTTTTACAACTGGTCCTGGTGGTATCCTTGCTCCCCTTGGTACGGGTAGTAGTCAGTCATTTGACTACTATATTTCCACCACTGGAAACGACAGCAATTCTGGCACCTTGGGCTCCCCCTGGACCATCAACAGCCTGTCGCCCTATTCATCGGGCTCCGCGCTCACCAACTACAACACCAAGATTGCCGGCAAGAAGATCGGATTACTGCCCGGCACATATGGCGTAGGCGCGCTATGCACGGCAGCGTACTCTGGAAACGGCACGAGCGGCATCGCGCTCGACTTGCCGGGCGGGAGTGTAGGTAATCCCACCTACGTTGCGTCGAGTAACTCCAGCGGTTTCTATCAAGCGCGCACCGCAACCCTTCAGGCCAACGATACCGGCTTCTACGGTGGGGCAAATGGCAATGCCAGCGCCATCATCGGACAGTCCTATATCTACGGCACGCACGGCTATATAACCATCGATGGCCTCAAGATCACCGGCGGGGCCGTTTGGGGCGTGAACTTCGGCAACATCGCCGGTAACAACTACACCGCGCCGGGAATGACGCTGCAGAACTGCGAGATCACCGGCTTCAACGCGCAGAGCAATACGCACTCCAGCGGGCAGAACGTGAGTTGCATCCAGATCCTCTCGTGCAGTGGTGCGACCGTCACCAACAACTGGATTCACGATAACGTCGGTTGGACGGACGCTACGCACTTTGCTGCGATTTACCACTGGGGCCTGGGCAATCCGTCCGGCAACGGTACGATCAACTCCACCATCACGTACAACACGCTCGTCAACTCGGGCGGGATGATGGGCAAGGAGGGTTATCAGGCCGGTACCACGATTGCCTACAACTACATTGATATGAGCCTGATGACGCCCAGCGGTGGTGGCGGTCAGATGGGCGGTATCTACGGTTTTGCGCAAGCCTATGCCTCCACTGCTCTTGTCACAAACATTCACCACAACATCATCAAGAGCTTTACCGGCACTTCTGGAACCAATGCGCTACGCGGCCAGACCTGGATCAGCCTCATCGGAGACAATGCCGGCTCCTCGGGTCAGGTGGCGTGGTACGGACCGGTGCATGTGTACAACAACACCATGGTCGGCACCTCGGACCTCAATGGCTGCGGCATGGCCTACTTTGAGCAAGTAGCAGGAACTCAACCCGTCACCGACTATAACAACCTGTTCTGGGATGCGGGATTCAACGAGGTCGCGCAGTTCGGGTGGTACTGGTGTAACCCCGACATCTTCACGCTTTGTGACTACAACATCCTCGGCACGCATCAGCAGTCCGGAGTGTGGGCAACCTTCAGCACCAATGGCACCAACATCGGCTACGGCACGGCCGGTTACGCCTCGAACTTGGCAGGATTCGCCTCGACTACAGGCACTTCGGCGCACTCATCGACCAACTCGACCAACCCGTTCACCAACAACGGCACCTATGCGCTGCAGTATCAGGTGCAGGCCGGCTCGCCTGCCTATCAGACCGGCAAGGTCGGCGGCACTTCGGGCGGTGCCACCTGCAACGTCGGGGCTTGGGACGGCTCCGTCACGCAAATCGGGTGCAACTTCGCATGAGAAAACTACTCGTGCTCCTGCTGCTACTCGGATGCTCTCCGGCGTTTGCGGCGCTTACTGTAGTGGCAGGTCCCAGCACCTTGCAGGGCAATCCCCCTGCTAATCAGACCTTCGGCAGTTCGGTTCCGTCGGGCTCGGTCATAGTCAAATTCATCATGGGGCCGGGTTGCAGCACCGACACGGTCAGCGACAACGTCAATAGCGGCAATTACACGCTGATGGTGACCTATGCCACAGGAGGTGCGAACGGGCCGCTGTGCATCTACTACAAGGTCACCAACGCCACCGGAACGCCAACGGTGTCAATGACAGCCGGTGGTTATAGCTACACGGATCAACTTGCTATCGAAGGCTTCACTGGCACACCTACCATTGATGTTGGGATTCAGGCGCATAACACGGGCACAAGCAGCACGCAGTCCATAAACGCGACAAGTAACTTCAACAACGAAGTGATGCTTGTCGCCAACGATTTCGGCACCAGCAATATCACGGTGAGCGGTGCCAACTACACGCCCGACGTATCGGGCACCTGGGCCGTGATCGGCTATTCGCAGATTGAGGCGACGCCGACGACCAAGAATTACAGCGCGACGCTGGCGGCCAGTACAACCTGGTTCGTGCAGCTGGCGGGCGTCTATGATGCGACCGGTTCATCGTGTACCCATGCCGGCTACACCAGCGGCGGAGCCAGCACCGTTCCTACCTCTGGCGTCACTAGTGTGTGGCTCAAGACTGGTTCGTTCGGTACCGTTAACTGCTCATCGACCAACTACTGGCAGCCGGCCCTTGGCAACTTCGGAGTAAACTGATGTCAGCCCCAAATAGCGTCACCCTGAACGCCGGCAGCGGCGGCAGCAAGGTCGGCACCGTTCAGGATTCCGGCTCCAACCAACACAACCTCGTGGTGCTGGAGTACTGGACCGGCGCAGGCGATCCGGTGGTGGTGAACAACACCAACCCCCTACCTGCCAACGCCTTCCTGCAGATGCTCTACCCCTCCGGTACGCCCTCGTACACGGCGGGCACCAGCAACCCCGCCGTCATCGACAGCGCGGGCAACGTGTGCGTGAACATCAAGGCGGGCGCTGCTGCAGGCGGCACCTCGATCGTCGATGCGGCAGTCTTCACTCGCAGCTCCACGGTCGAGACTCCGGTGGGCGGCGTCGCCCAG